GTGGATTTTAGAGATTTAGATGTTGAAGAAACAATTAAAATAGCTCCTTCATTAAAAGCTTTGTTAATAGATGGTGTCGGAGTAGAGGAATTGTTGTCTTAGTTAAAGTAATAACAGCCGACTCATTTATATCGAGTCGGCTGTTATTCTCAATTCACATGTACATATACATTGCTAGCTGTTACATAGTATGTTTTACTTTTGTTATTGATATCTTAAGATAATCACCAACTTTCAAAATTCTAAACCGTTTTGAAACTAAAGACTACATAATTATCCTTTTGTTCATAATCAGTAATATATAAGATTTCTACTTTAACATTACGCCCTGTATATTGCTGCTTTTCATCATCCCATTCATTTAAAATAACTTCATCACCTATATGAAAGTCTCGATCATTTTTTCGAATTTCAAAAGTTTTAATTTGTTCTAGAACAGGTGTAAAAAAAACTTTATTTATTTTCAAATTATGTAACATAGTTTCAATCACCTCTAATGATACTGCTTTAACTTCTAACAAAATTTATTAACTCTTGGAAAGGTTCAGTTTCATCGTAAATAAATAACTCAATATGCTTTTCTTCAGAATACTTAATCGCTTGTCGAATTTCAGAATTCTGAAATTCCTCTAAAAGATCAATTGAGTATTCATTATTATCTCGTTTTAGTAATCTTTCTCTAATTACTTGAGGCTTATTCTTTATAAGAATAATTTTAATCATATTAGTGTCTTCAAAAGTCGAGAAAGGTAACATGGTAACATTACTATCAGAATCTAACAAGCAAAAATGTCCATCTAACAACAAGATAAAACCATCCTGTTCTATCTTGTTTAATTCAGTTTTCCACAATTCTTGATTTCGTGAAATTCCATTTGTATTCTTGTCAGATGTATTTATATTATTACCAGCTTTTCTAATCAAATCACTAACAGAAAAAGATTTAATCTCTATTTCTTTTTGCAGCTTTGTTACCAAAGTAGATTTTCCCACTCCATGTATACCTGACAAAAAGATATATTCCATTCCTAGATGCCTCCATTCGTATAGCAAAATGATTGGGGTGCTGCTTTTAAATTGCTATCGAAATCAATTAAATCTAGGGGTTCTTCATATTTTTTAAACTCTTTGATTTGGATAGCAACTCCCTTTTGTCTTCCCGCAAAGTAATGATTAAAATAGCTTTTTGTTATACCCGAGTGATTTTTCGTTTTTTTCCATATATTATCAGGATTATCTATTATTATATCTTCTATTTCAAACTCTCCTACTACTTTTCCGCATGGTTTAGTTGCGTACACAACTACAGAAGAAATACCCTTCCGCTTAAAAATATTTTTTCTATACTCAAATTTCTTGTTTCCTAAAATAATTTCCTCTACGAACTCTGGTTTAATTGATAATAAAACTTTCATTTACCTCACCTAATTCTAAAATCTTCTCAAATTGTAAGTTTGTTAATGGCATAAAGCCTGCATATCCATCATTAATTAAACCTTTTTCAAGCAAATCATGCCTAATAATACGTTTAGGGAATGCTATATTGTAAAGCATTTTAATAATATGAGGATAATTTCCACGTCTCCAAAAACTCTCCAACTCTTCTCTACTAAATATTGTTCCTTTTCCACAGTATTTAATAAAATCTTCTACCGTACTAAAATCTCTAACATGCTTTCTCTCTATCACTGTACAGACTGATGTAACAACCGAACTCCATCTAGCCCATTTCCCACGTTCGGCGGTTCTATAAATAATAAGCATATCTCCTGACTTAATATTTTCAACCCCAAACATCTTTGTTAAATAAACCTTTTCAACTGTGTTTGTGAAAGACAAATCTTCTATTTTATGGTTTATCTCAGTTTCAAGCTTAGATAAAGGAAATAATTTTGTATGATATGTTGGAAGAATGCCAAGCAAAAATTTATTATTATTTTCTATTTTAATGCGTGGAAAATCTAGATGAAAATGATCTTTCACCTCTAGTGATTTTACATATACTAATTCACCGTTATTTTTCGTTCCCCAAAAACGGAATCCAAATTTCTCAAATAGCTTAATCAAGGATTTTTGTTTTTCAAAAACTGTTACATAACATTCTAAATAATTTTCTTCAATCATCCTCTTTAAAATTAAACCAATGAATCGTTCTCCTAAAACCGTCCCATGTGCATCTATTTTAAAAGTACCTATTTTAAGACGTCTCTTCTCTTCAAATTTTGGAGTAATAGTATCATCAGCCTCAATTTCTTCCTTTAGATATAAAAAACCCTGCAATTCGTTTTCTTTTAGAATATATGCATTCTCACCTTGAATAGTTTTCTTTTCAAACCACTTTTCAAATCCACTATAATCCTCTATTAAACTTAAAAAAAAAGGATCTTCTACATCTAATTTTGAAAATTCAACATATTCAATTACATCATTTTTCATCAATTACTTCCTCCTATTTTATCATTCTTAAAACTAAAAAACAAACGAATGTTCGCAAATCACTATTTTCCTTTCCATTCGATTATAACAAAAAAGGAATTTTTTACATATAAATATACATCATAAAACCGATTATGTATTCAGAACCCTATTTTCTCTTAACAGAATCCTTTTAAACAATGTTTACTAAGTTATACTTCTTTTTCGTCTCTCTTCGACTGAGCACATAGCTTTTCTCCTTACACTTACTCCACATACACATAGGCTTAATTTACTGTTAAATAGTAAATTCCCCCCTTTACTATTATTTTTCATTTTGAATGAAGACTAACTTTAAATTTAATGAATTAGTCAATACAAATTAAAAGAAGCCACCCAACAGGATGGCTTTCAATGTTTATTTTTTAATATACTCGTACCACCAGTTTCTTCTATCCATCCAAGCTGTAATCTTATCAAGCTCGCCATTAGGTAGTACTTCAGTTTGTAAGTAAGCTAAACCAGTTAATGGATCAGAGACAACCTTCCCTTTTGTTCCACGCTCATTCATAGCATTTACGACTTCCTGAACCAGTGAAATGCCAAACCCACCAGATTTAACATATTGATAGCCACCATTAGCAACAGATTGTTCTGTTTGTTCCTCTCCTGTAAACCAAAATAATGGTTTACTGCCAGTCAATTGGTTCAAATCACACTTACCGATACCAGGTACATTACCTGTCTCTGTGTATTGCCAAATATCGCATGGATAAGCTGGCTTGTTACCGCCATAACGAGGGATCCAAACAAAGTCAGATTTTACATTTGCCATACCAAACGGAGCATACATATGATGACCAACGTATAAACCAACTTTCTGAGCACCTAATCGGCGTAATTCATCAATAAATGCTTGTGTGCCCGCTCTCATATCATTCATTGTTTTTACTTCAACATCTGCAACCCAGACTGTCGCGCTCTTGTCTCCACGGTTCCAGAAGTCACGAGCTTCTATTCTTGCATCATTTTCAGAAACGAAACGACAAAATGCATAGTTACCAAAAGGAATACCATGTTGCTTCATTTCTTGTACATATCCTTTATACAATGGATCTACATAATTTGAACCATCTTGTACACGAGCGATGATAAAATCTACGTATTGCTTTGCTATAGGCCATTTAATGTCACCATTCCATTTTGAAATATCAATAATATGTCCCATTACTTACCATCTCCTTTTCTATCTTCTTGTTTTTGTTTGCCACCTAAAATCGCAACTGCATTTGTTAAGGCTTGTGGAAGTGGAATACCCATTCGTCCAGCATTTTCTAAAAGTGAAAGTAATTCGTTACCCATGAAGAAGAAAATTGTCGCTTCACGAATAGCACTATTACTTCCTAGCGCTGCATCTAATTGGGCTGCCGCCCCAACTAAAAGAAAAAGCACCACCTTTTTGGCGATGCCTTTAAAACCAACTTTACTTTTTAATTCTCCGTTATATCCTGCTGCAATCATGCCAGTTAAATAATCAATAACTGCCATCATTACTAAGATTTTCAATGTTGCATCCCATCCTCCCAAAAAATACCCACAAAAGCCTCCAAATGTAGCTATAAATGCTTTCATTAATATATCAATACGATCCATCTTTCCATCTCCTTATTTAGAATAAAAAAGAGAGACGCTTGTCCCTCTCTCAATAAGTACTTTTATTTTAGGATATTAAATCATCCCTTTTAGTATTAAACCCAAGACTGACATAGTAATTGCACTAATAATAATTCGTAAAATCCAAGTTGTATTCATGCTAATCTTTTCTAATTGCTTATTAATTGTAGCAATGTCTTTCTCATTAATTGTTGTGCGAGTTTCTAAACTACGAATATCTCGCATAATTTCTTTTTGTTCTGCTTTTAAACTGTCGATTTTTACATATACATCTTCCACTGTATTCACATCCTTTTTAAAATCTTAATAAAGCAATCTTTATATAATATGAGACAACCTTACTTATGGTGAATGCATCGCAGAAATTCCAAAACAAAAGCCGTATTTTGTGCAAAATAAAAAACAGCTTATGGCTGCTCCTGCTCTGTTTGTGTGTTATTTTCATTAGTTGATGTTGGCGGTTCTTGTGGAGGATATTCACCTGTAAGTTTAAAATAATCATTTGCACAAATGCGCCTTTTAGCAACTCCTAAGTTCAATTCATATAATTTGGCTCCACAACCACATAACTCACATTTCGTTAAAACTCTAAAACCAATAGTCCCGTCAGCCATGTCCCTCCATACCTCAACTTTACTTGTATCGTTGGCAATCCCTGCATTATCTAACATGTCAGCAGGTACTTGTATAAAAACTCCTGTTTCTGTTCGTTTTACATCTACTATTCTTCCCATATAAGGAAGCATTTCGCCTTCCTGAAAAGGCATCATATAGTTAATATCCATGTCCAATCCTTCCTCTCTATCCAAGTGCGTTAAATTTCCAACCACTTAGAGTACTCACATAAAAACCTGCTCCAGCATTACCGTCTGTAAAACGAATATGCCCCCATTGTTGGAATCCACCGCCACCTAAGTTAATTCCCTGCATTGCTCGTATATTCCTAAAGATTTTCACTTCTTTTTCAGTACTTATATCAAACGTTTGTCCGTCTGCTGCTGGAGCTATATTATTATTCACACCACCTAGAGCAAGTGCGTTAAACGGCTGAATGCCATCTGCTCTTTCTGCTGCAGCACGATCCCAATTATACATAGATGCATATTTGCCACTGTATAACGTTACACCACTTACACAAATCGCTGTCCCTTGTCTCATGTCAGCATTTCCAGAACAAACTTTAATAATCAATGCGTGTTCTTGTGGAATATAGTTTGTCGGGACTTTGAAAGTAAAAGAATACCTTCTGATTTCTCCGTAAAATGTAGACGGCTCAGGGAAGTCCATCTTTTGTTCACTCAATATGTCGTAACTAACGTTGTCTTGGAATTTAACGCAACACACGTGTATTCTCGGTTTTCCTGTCTTTCGCACGCCATTTATCATGGCAGTTCTAAAGTGTGCGGATGCTGTATATTCGTTACCAGGATATATACCGTTATTCACGATTGCTTCTGGATAGTTATACATGTCTACCCTTGTAGCATTCACCATTTGCTCGTAGTCAAATATATGTGTATTCTTTTCTATTACGACATTTCCCCATGACTTCCAAGTAAGACCATATCCACCTTCAAATCCATAATAATCGTTATGTCCGATATTTTTCTTTGTAACACTAGAAAAATCTGGATCTGCTATTAGGTTTCGTCTTGATACCGCAGTTGTTTTTGTGCCCCATTCGTCTTGGAATAGGAAGTCTAGCATTTTAACAGTTACACCATCTTTATCAATGGTGATCTTATCACCATCAATTCTAATAAGATTTGTATCTATGCCTTTTGCTGTTAACCATTTGACCATTGTGTCAGCATTAATATCCAGCTTTGCAGCATTAATTGTAATTTTGCCAGGGGACATATTGATGGCAGTGACAATGCCGTCCTTTAAAATCTGCGCTATAATTCCTTCGTCTAACACTTCTAACCTTGATTCCGTTTTCTTTACATAGGCATTATAAGTCTCATTTATAAATGTTTCTTGTTTTTCAGAGATGATTGAAACGCCTTTTTCATTAGCATTAATACCTCTTTCTAATTCTGTAACTTTTTTAGTGTAATCTTCAGTTGCTATCTTATCGGCCACTTCTTCCATGATTTTATCTTTATCTACAATATCAACGGGGTTCTCCATAAATGAAGAAGGTTTATCACCGATCTGCAACATAGGTTGCGCTGTCCACAGTCTTCCATTTCTACGCAGCCAGTATTGTACTTGTACTTTTTTCGTTCCTTCTACAAGTAGACCAAACACATGATATCTTACCCACATTCCTTGTGTTAACGTAATCTCTTGTCCGTATTGCTTTAATACATTTCCATTTGCATCTAAGCATTTCAGCTCCATTTTCGCACGATTATCAATGCTAGACTTATTATCTGTATAAAAGTATGCAGATAATACGTAATTCCAACCAGGTCCGGCATTTATAACTTCATGTGAAGCACCCCTGTATACGTCTGCTGTATTTCCAGTGGAGATTGTACGAAGTGTATTACAACCCTTATATAAAATCGTTGTATCTCTTGTTGTGCCTGATTGAAGTATCCAATATTTTGTATCATTCTTCCAAAGAACATTCCGTAATACAGTTTGATTACCGATTCCACCAACATACTCTTCAACATCTTTTATTTCAACTTTTCCTTCCAAAGCTTTTGCAGTAGTTTCCCAACCTGCTTTAGCCTCCTGTAACTGCGTACCTTGTTTAGTTTGTATCTCTTGTAAACTAGTAACTTTTTCTTTAATACCGTCCGCTGTTTTCTCTACAGTAGTCACACGCTCGCTAAAATCGACTTGTGTTTTTTCTACCGTTTTAATATTTTCTTTAATACCATTCACACTTTTTTCAATCTCGGTTGTTTTTTTAGTGAATTCATCATTCGTTACTTGATTTTCTGGAGCTGGTGTCCAATCCTGTGGCTTATTACCTTTATATAAAGCGACCCATTCTACAACGGCTTTTGTAGTGTTACTTGGAAAGTTATACAGACTCAACTTTCTTTCATTTTCACCCGTTGTTACTACAGCTTTAAAAGTTACATACGTTATTCCATTAGCATAAACACTTGTTGCATATCCAACATTATTTGAACCACCATTCTGCCAAATTCCAAATTGTTGGCCTTGTGGGACACTTCCTTTAATTACAAAAGTATATTCCTCACCTGCAACAAAATTTTCAGTTAGAGAATATGGATTGATTAGATAATCTGTTTTTTCGTATTTAGTATTTGAATCTAATAACAGATTACGACCTCCAGCTTTATCGTTATTAACTTTCTTTTCTACGCTCTCCAACTTCTCACTAATCTGGCCAGCTTTTTCTGTAATTTCAGTTGTGGTTTTCTTTAGATTATTAGTTGTTTGCTGCACCTCAGAGATTGTCTTTTTCGTACCTTCAGCAGTCTCTACCACTGTATTTAATTTTTCAGTGATTTCACCGTCTTTTTTTGTTAAAGTTTCAATAGATTTGGTAAAACCTTCGTTGGTCTGTTTCATTTCAGAGACAGTTTTGTCAATTTTACCTTGAGAGTTTTCTACATTTTTAATAGTTAGAGAAACTTCCTGAAGATTTTCTGTTACTTCCTTGAATTGTCCATTTGTCTCTTTTTGGGCTTCTTCTACTTTTTTATCTAATTCTTCTTTTGTGGACTGAATATCCTTATTAACCTGCTCCAGTGTATCTTTCCTAACTGACTCCACATCAGGAATAAGAAGCTCCCAATCTTTCCCGTTCCATACTTTTAAAATACCAGGTTTACCGTTACTAATATCTCGCCATAACGTCTTACCTACTATAAGGTTATCGATCGGTGGATTTTTAGCTTCAATAATATTTACCGTATTATTTTTTAAATTTTCCTGGACTTTTTCAGCTAACTCTTTAACTGCTTTAGACTCTTCTCGTATAGTTTCGATTGTTTTTTCATTCTCTTCCACCAATTTTTCTAGTTGTTCTAACAGTTCCTTATTAGCCTTATTTCCTAAAGAACCAAGAATTTTATTGTATAACTTCCTTAATTCTTCATTCGAATCAACAATTTCACGATAATCACCAAATACGTATTTATCCTGTTTAGGATCAGTAAAGGATTCATCACCGGCGATAGTCCGTGCTTCAAGATATAGCTTAGGTGTGAAATCTGTATCTTTAATTCGGATTGTGTCGCCCTCATTAATCAATTCATGCGCCAATCCAAATACACGCCCTATAGATGCAGCTTCTACTTCATAAGAAACAGATGTATTTACACGCTTTTTAAACTCTGTTTTCATCAAAGTCATAAGTCGCTCAGGAGACATATTCTGGTCTTCTGTTTCCGGTGTGTAGAATCCGAATTTATGTTTCCCACTTTCATTCCAACGCTGGAATGCATCACTATCTGTAATATAAGGAAGGCCGTTATTAATTTTCTCTATCGTAATAATGTTATCGCCTTCTCCTTTAACGAAACCTACTAGAGCTGTACAAACGTCTCGTGAATGTTCGATTCGCCTTACACCAACTAAGTCCTTTCCTAAAACTACTTCCTTACCGGTTTCCCTACCACGTTCCTTTATCATATCAACGTACCAACCAGTAATTTGTGACCCCACGACTTCCACACGATATTGAATTTCTAAATCAAATAACGAAGCGATTTTCTTCAAGAATGTAAGAGGATCTATAATTTCGTCAATTGTCATCGTGTGGAATCCAGCGTACTCTGTTATTCCACGCTTCCATTTCATCCCTACGAGAGCCATTTCGATAAACTCATTAACGGTTTTACCTTCTATACGTTGCGGCATAATATAACCGTCTTTCGCTATTTGTACCCACGCACCAGATGCATGAACTGTAATCGACCGATCGTTAGAGTCTTTTTCCACTTCATTGTTGATCACGTATGGAACCATTAGGCCATCACGAACCTCTTTTACAATTAAATTCTGTTGTTGCAAAGCAATGGCGTGAGGCGTTTCGTCAAATACTTTAAATTCTAATGTGTCTATATTATTTTTAAGTTCCCAGTGACGAATATCATCCCAATAGTCTTTCGGTTGAATAGCTGATATGATTTGATCTGTTTTAAAATCCACGACATGCAAAATTCCGCTTGGTGTTCTCATCTGAATCGCTCCCTGTATTTGACCCTTGCTGTTCCGATATCAGAAGGCATAATCTCAAGTTTATTAGTGCCTCTATTGATAACAGGGAAATTACTGAAAATGTCCTTAATGTTAATCGCATTCTTTCCTTCAATTGTTACATGACTATTTTCTGTGTCGATCACGACTTTATCACCAACATCTACTATATAAGGCGGTGTATTTTTCGTATTTAAATTCACTTTCCAAAACTTCAAATCACTAACTGACATCGCTTCTACTGGTGGAACGTCTTGAAACTGCATGATGCTAATCTGAATTTGTGCTGCTTTTTCCATATGATAGTTTTTTTCATCCGTCCAACGTGCAAATCGTTCTGAATCATCTTTTTCTGTACCTGGAAGGAACTTTGAAATATACGCTTCCCATACATTTCCGGTCCTAGCTATCCACAATCGTCCAAAATACTGATTCCATGTATTCGGGTAATCGCCACTCTCATAGATCAAACCTGTTTTCCCTGGCTTATTGTCATATCCAATTACCATTGTACCGAAATTTTGTTCAGCTTGCCAAAACAGATCGTTCATAGCAATTTTTGAAAGTACCTTGCTATTTTCATCCAGTATCGCTATCTCAACTCGTCCCATTTCATTGATTTTTTTACTCTTACATGTAACGTAGGCTTGCATAATAAAGTCTTGTACTGGACCGCCAGGGATACTCTTTTTAACGGCTGCGCCGTGCCAACCTTTACCCGCAGTACCAAAATCAGAACAATAGAATTGGTATTTATCTGATTTCATTTCACCCACCGGTTCACCATCTTCCATCGAGCTGACCTTACTCCATCCTACAGTGGTAGCCATTTCATCCCATATAAGCCTTTGATTTCTTTCTACAGGTGTTTCCACAGTTTTTAACGGCATTCCGATACGAAAATAATCCCGATCATTTAAAGATGTCTCGCCGAACCATACGTCTAGAAAAGTATTTGGTTTCGTAATATCAATCTCAATGATAGGGTTAGAATGAACAGTTCCTTTATTTTGGACATTAGCAACTAACCCACTAACATCTTTTTTAAAGTCAACCGTTTGCTCTTTTCCTAACTTATATGGCATTGGACAAATGAAAGTTAAAGTACCTTCACCTAGATCAACTAACTGGTCTAAATCTAAAGTTTCATCTACGACAGCTAAAAACGTACGATCTTTTTCATCATCAAAAATAAGCTCGCACGGTTGATCCGTAACGAGCCAATCTGCTATTTCTTCTTTTAGTTTTTCAGCTTCTTCAGCTGAATCATATAATAGTGCAATAGGAACTAAAATCTTTCTCATTTTAGTTTGTGTGCGTAGTAACCTACCTCCTGGATAATGCGAGACTTCAAGAAACATACGATCCAAAGGAGCCCATGCAGGGCGCTTTTTACCCTGCAGTGGAATTACATTTGGATTCCTTTTCCCGTTAAAACTAAAGAAACTAATTCCAGCCATATCATCACCTACCTAAAAAACTTTCAATCTTTCTTTCTCGTTTTCTTGAAACTTGCTAACATCTGAGTAGATTTCCTTCGCTACTTCTCTGCCGTTTAAATTAACTTGCAAAATAGTTGGGCCTTGTGATGCATATTGTTGTGCTCCAGCTTGTTGAGTAAATGGTAGCGACCCTATTATTCCGTTAGCAATTGCATCGAAGGTTCGTTTGCGAAGAGGTAAAACTGTTTCATCGTATCCTCTCGCGTCACCACATTTGTTATGTTAAGGCTCTTTATCCTTAACTCTCCAGTTTTCACTGGAGTATCGGACTATATCATCACCCATTCTTCGGGTGTCGTGCGCTCTTGGGTATTTCACCATATTCTCACTTAGGTTACTCTACCTAGTCTCTACACCTTCCTGTCGTTTCCGCACAGGCTCGGCTCGGGATTGCCATATTTTACTAACAAAAAAAGACACTTATAATAGAGTGCCTACCATACATTGATAAAACTTAGGTTTCCCCGAATTCACACGATATTTTATGCTGCTGATTTCTCAACAGCCGGGCTAGTTTTAACCCCAATTAATGTAGGATTCCCAGGTTTAATTAACGCGCCATTTGCAGCCCATTTAACATCGAAAGATGGTAGGCCTTCGCTCGCCCAATTAACAGGGTTTAACGAACCGTTCACACTGATTTTCGGAACAGGTATATGCACACCGCTAAACATATTCGAAACGCCTTTTCTAATTTTATCAATCCACTCCATAACACCTTCCCAAGCATTTTTAAATGGGGTTGCGATTGCATCTTTCACTTTTCCGAATACTTCTTTTATCACTGTAAGGGTGTCTCCTGAGCTTTTAAAAATACCCTCGAACATATCAGAAAATATTTTCTTTACACCTTCCCAAGCTTCTCCAAACAGTCCCTTCATTTTGCTGCCTATTTTGCCAATGATGCCAAGTACCTTTCCAACTCCCCATATTTGAATGAAATTCCAAATGAATTCCCATGCTCCTGATAAAATCTGTTTAATGGCATCCCATACGCCGGTCCAATCACCAGTCAGCAAGGAAGAAAAGAGTTTAATTGTCCCTAAGATGATATCTAAGGCCCCATTTATAACGCCTTTTATGTTTCCCCATACATCTTCAATGATGAATAGAACAACAGGCATTACAAATTCAATAATGCCCTTTATAAGATCAAATGCATTTTTTACAGCTTGGACAATCTGATCCCCGTTTTCTTTCCAAAATGCTGCAATCTTTTCTATAATCCCGTTCACAAATGACATCACATCTGTTAATAAAGGCATTAAGTAAGGAGCTATTGTATTGAATACACCTTTAATAAAATCCCAAGTAGCCCCGATTATTCCCATAATTACAGGAGCAGCAGCTGAGATTAGAGATTGTACATTTTCTATAAAACTACTTAATTGGGCATGTACATCCTGAACGAACATGATAATATCCGCTTTTTGTTCTGGAGAAAACCCTAACTTATCCAAGAAATTACTAGCGGCTCCCCAATCACCAGATACGAGGGCTTTCATAGTTTCTACACCATATTGCACTGCGGCTGTAGTTTCTTGTATAAACTGAATTGCATTAGCCGAAAAACCTAGTTTAGTAAGGATGTCATACCCTTCAACTAGCGCATTCCTATCTCCAGTTGCAGCAATCCAGAATTGCTCGATAGCAGCGCCAACTTGTTGGATAATTCCAATTGCATCACGAAGTGGTTCGAATACTTTATTCATTGCTTCTTGACGTTGACGAGTTTGCTCAATACCCTGTTGGAGTTTCTGGTATTCAACTTCAGATTGGTCGAGGATTTTATTGGCTTCTTCTTGAGTCATGGTCCCTTCCTCGACCTTCATTTTTAACTCTTCTTTTTTCTGAGCTAACATACCATCGGCATTCATCATATCTTCAGCGTGCTTCTTAGATAAAGCAAGTTTTTCATTATACTCTTCTTGCGTTATCTTCCCTTTTTTGAGATTCATATCAAGAATGGCTTTAGATTGAGCTAACTGCTGATCAGTTTGTTGCATTAGCTTAGCTGCTTCAACAGCTCTACCAGATGGATCAAGCCAGTCAGTAAGAGATTTAACAGCACTATTTGTTCCGTTTGTCATTGCAACAAGTGCTGGTTCAACATGCGAGAAAACAACAAGTCCTAAATTTTCTAATTGTGATTTAACGCCATCAACTGCACCTGATAAGTTATTTGCCATTGTTTCAGCCATAACCTTTGCAGAGCCTTCAGCAGTTTCGAGGGTATTTACCATATCATCAAAGGCAGGTTTACCACCTTTAATAACTTGGATCCATCCTGCATACGCTTCTTCACCGAAGATTGCTTTTGCAGCAGCGATTTGTTGAGCGTCGGTTAACTTCCCAAACCCATCGTGTAATTGACCAATAATCTCATTCATTGGTTTTAAATTACCTTGTGAATCCTTTACAGTTACATTTAATGCTGATAACGATTTAGCAGCTTCTTTCGGCGGGGCAGCTAAACGAGATAATCCGGCACGTAATGCAGTACCAGCCATAGAAGCTTTGATACCGTTATTTGCAAATATCTGAGCAATTGCAGCTGTTTGTTCGATGTTTAAACCGAATGTAGCAGCTACAGGAGCTGCGTATTTCATGGTCTCGCCGAGTTGTTCAACATTTAAGTTGGCAGTCGCTTGGGCTAACGCGAATACATCGGCCGCTCTTCCTGCTTCAGAAGCCTTCATTCCGAATGGTGTCATTGTATCTGTTACGATATCAGAAGCCCTTGCAAGGTCTAATGCACCAGCAGTTGCTAAATCAAGTAGTGGTTTACTAGCTGCAATCATTTGGTTAGAATCCCAACCTGCGAGAGCCATATATTCATAGGCCTCGGCTACGTTAGTAGCAGACCATCTTGTATCAGCACCAAGTTTACGAGCGTTAGCTCCAAGCTCAGCCATTTGTAGTCCGTTCGAACGTGAAAGAGCTTCTACCTTCGACATTTGTTTCGTGTACTCAGAACCAACATGAACTACACCAGCAACTGCGGCACCAACACCGACAGCGATGCCGACTAATCCGCCCATAGCTATAGCAGCTCCACCAACAGAAGAACCTAAACCAGCTGCCGCAGCACCAACTTGACCAAATCCACGACCTAAGATACCTGTGGTCCTTTGCCCGCTTCTTTCTGCATTAGCCAATCCTCTTTGTAACTGATCGTCTTTTAAGAAGATTGAACCGAACATCTTAAATAATTCCATCTATTCACCCGCCTTTCCGCGGATTTTTGCAACTCGAGCAAACACTTCTTCTTTTGTAAGTTTCTGCTTCGGTGTTTGTTCGATTGAATCGTTGTATTGTGTTACCTGTTCTTGCGTTGGATTTTCACGCTTATGTTTAAATTGAGGAAATGTTTCATTGCAGTACGGTTGTAGGGCACACCATTCCTCCCATAACATGCGGTCCATCTCTTTCTTCTTTGCGGTGAGATACAAGTTAATAACTATCTCTGCATCCAAACTCCTTATATACTCCATATTTGGATAGCGAGAAGCTAACGTATCGATGAAGTCTATTTCATCAAGTTCACCGCATTGGAAAAAAGTTTAACCAGCCCAACTTCTGAATCTTTGATTGCAATAAATAATCGAACCAACTCTTCTAGATTTAAAGTTCGAATCGTTTTCCAACCTGGTGATGTTTTTTTGCCACCTTCCTCTTCATGAACTAAAAGTCCGGCTACAAACTCGAAAAATTCTTGTTCTGCTTCTTCTAATCCGAAGATAAACTTCATGATGATGTCGTAACCAAAAGTCTCTTGTGCAGCTAATACATCATCTTGTGTTGCTCCTTCTTTATTTCGTAAGCCCATCATTAAATCTTTAAGTAAATTAATATCAACCTTGAATTTCGATTTCTTCAAAATACGAACTACAGAAAATAAATCTCCGCCATGAATTTGTCTCACTTTGTATTCTTTTTCTTGAATTGCAATAGTCACATTTATTCCTCCTTAAAATAAAAAGAGCAGGGGTTGCCCCTACTCTTTAACCTGCTGGTATTAATTTAGCTGCTTCTGTCGCTGTTAAAATACGTTTTTTCCATGGTACTTTTCGAATGTTTTCTGGATCACGATGTCCTGTGAATGTTACTTCTGGAACAACTTCACTTTCGTTTTCAAATCCTAGCTCTAATGAACCGTCAGATAATGCGTTATATACGATAATTTCAACGATATCGCCACCTAAAGTTTCGCCAACCCATGCTACATTTTTAAGATAGCTTTCTTTTGTAAGACGTTCCGTTGCTTCAATTACATCGTATTTGATAGTTTTTCCGTCTTTCGTAACGGTTTCTTCGAAAACTTTTAATCCAGCAATAAAGTTTTTAATTTTATCTTTATCAAGGAATTCAAGTGTTTTAAAGCTGATTTGAGTTTTTGATTTCGTAATACGTTTCATCCCCATAGTGTCACCTGGAGAACCATCATATTCAATTTCTTTAAACTCTGGTTCATACTTAAACGAACCACCACCTTGTGTAGCACCTACTGGTAGTTCATCTTTTTCCCCGTAATTAAAGAAGAATGCCCCCCAGTCTCCGAAGAGAACATTTTCTGGTTTTGGTTGTGGAGCTGCCATATAATCAACCCTTTCTATTGTTTAAAATAAGTTCTTAAAATGAACCGCACTTCTTTGCGTATGATATTTGGGTCTGAATCAGGTACTTTCTGACTCGAAAGATAAGAAATAGCAGCATCAAATTCAGCGCTGCTTAATCTTTTTCTATGAAGATTGCTTTCTAGTTTCGTAATCAGTTCATCTATTTGAGCAAGATGAGCAGAAGTACCGTAAATATCAATTGTAAGCATGATATTTTTTCTTCCCCATGGTTCTTTATCATCATTAACCGTGTACACCAAATAAGGCATTACAGCGGTTGTTTTAGCGATTTCATAATACGTTTCTTTATGAATCTGTTTTAATTCACTGTGTAATATATTTATAAAGTCATTCATGCTATCTACCTCATTAATGACGAATAGGTTCGCGTGCCAACTTGTGTAATTTGCGGTTTATTGCTCTCTGCTGCAGGTCTAAGGAATGGTTGAGCATGTTGTCCCTGAGTTCTAACCATCTTCCCTGTTTTGGGATCGCGATACATCCAAGGACTTTTACGGCCATCCCCATCAACTGCATAGATTCCTGTACCTTTCTCAACGTAAATGCCGTAATCAGAAGATGTACCAATAACAACCTTTTCTTGCTCTGCTTTGGAACTAATGCTTCTTCTTAGATTTCCAGTATCTACAGCAGCTAGTAATTTAGCTTTAGAACTAACAAATTGACCGACAGCGGTATGCGCTGCTTTCTTTGCGGCTAAGTGCCTTGCCATTACTGCAGCTCTATTTGACTGGAATTTCATGCTCATATGGCAACATCTCCAATTCTATTTGAAAGAATCTACCCGCATTCATTGGATCGCCTGGATAAGTAACACTGTATACCTTCTTATCAATAACTAATCTATCTTGAATAGTTACATCGAATGGTAAGCAATAAAAGAAATGCGTGCTTTTCTCCTCTACTTTCTTATTACGGGCGTCCTTTGTTCCTTGAATGGCATCTAGTACACCTTTAACAGTGTTAATTTCTTTCCATTCTTCATTTGGATAAGGTCCATCATCGTCAGAACCGTCATTACGAAGTACTGAAGCATCTTTACCAAACTTACGAATCAATGATTGAATCATAAGACACGTAACCTCACTTTCAGCCCTTTCTTAATACTAGTAGGGTAATCTCCAATATCATCATAAGTAACAGAGTAGTTACCTAATGATTCACTTTTTTTCCCTTCTCTCTCCTGTTCCTTATACTGATAAATCACCATTTTGGAAATAATACCAGGATAAGCAGGAGGGAACTCAGGAATTTTTCTATTTGTGTACTCAGCAACCATCAATATTGTATCTTCAATGTCTACTAATAAATTCTCAGGGCTTATATTAGGTAGTTTAGTTTGTACACGTTTTATAATTTCTGCTTTCATGTCCATCTAATCACCTGCTTGTGTAAATGAAAAAGGTAAAGAAGGCTTATTAAGCCCCTTCACCTGGTTTTTCCGGAGTAGTTGGTGTGATTGTAGCTGTAAGCACCGCTAAGGACTCTTGACGAAGAATATCTCCACCATAAACCATAAGGCCACGGATACCATCAGCAAATGCACCTTGTAGACGCATAGCTTCTGTTTCATCTAATTGTTTGCCATACCCAATAGCGGATTTATGAAGTCCAAGAATTTTATATTTACCACCAGATCCATGAACTTCTTCAGACACAACGATTTGTGAACCGTTGATAATTTGACCTTCAACAATACCATTTTCTAACACGACAGGTTGCTTAGTAAAACGGTCATCCTTAGATAACAATCCAAGAACTTGAGAGTTAATAATTGTGAAACGTTCAGTTTTAGGTACTTTTTTAATATTTAAAATTGTATTTAAATCAACGATATAGTCGTAAGCGTTCTTCGGTGTTAATTCAATTGGAGATTTATCGCTACCGATTAAGTGTTCCTTAAGAGCTTCTGCATACTTACCTAAAATAAAGGTATCAACTGTTTCCTGAAGTACCGCGCCAGCTTCTTGTGTATGCGGATCGATTAAATTACCTGCTGCTTGTACTGCATCTACATCATCTACTTTGAACGCAAAGTACTTCTTCTGATCCATATTGATTTCTACTTTAGAAGGATTTGTATCATCCCATTCAACAGAACCTGAATAGTCTTTTACATTCACTGCACCGACACGGTTAAAAATAATTTTGTTACCTTCAATTTTAGCTGGTTTTGTTGTGATTAAATCCGCGATTGAACGCTTGTGGAAATTCGCCATTAAACGAGCTTCCCAAATTGTTGGAATAAAAGTTGCTACTGACATATATTAATTCCTCCTTAATGTTTTCCCATAACAAAAGAGACCACTAAAATAGCAATCTCGTTTGTTCGTTTTTTAATTTTTTTAACTATACTACTTAACTTTTCTATTATTACTTACCCCAACTGCGCATATCTTTCTGAATTTGTGCCCAGTTCGCATTAATTTCATCCTGACTCATTGAATTTACTTGTTCTCTTGTAAATCCAGTCCCAGTTCCGCCACTAACATGAATTTCTCGGCCCGCAGCTTTAAATCTTTCGACTACTTTTGCTTCTAACGCCGAAGAGAACAAATCATTAAACTTTGATACTCTAGATTTTGTATCCTCTACATCTGAACCAATAACAAAATCTACAAACTTAAGATCTAATCCAATCGTTGATAATCCATCTGCTGCCGCACTTTGCATTTCTTTCTGATGAAGTATTCTTTCCCGCTCTTCAAGCTGTTCCTGAAGTTGCTTCATCTCATACTCAGCTTTTTCTTGAGCGGTCATAGAAGCGGTTTTGTAGTTCTCTAGTTCTTTCTTGGTTGCATTAAGTTCTTTCGAATATTTTGAACGAACTCTATCTTCTGCTGATTGCACCATTTTCTCAATAAATGTTTTTGTTGCATCATCTAATTTCGGCTCTTTCTGTCCATCAATTGGCGCCTCCTCTTTATCGTCTGCAGGTGGCATTTGTTCGGTCGGTGGTGTATCTTCTGCTGGTGGTGTATTAGGATCAGAGAAGAACTGCATACCTTTCAAGCGTAATGGCGCTTTTATTGTTTCTTTAACAAACTTTACTGGCAAATCTTTAACTAAATATTGTTTCATCATTTTTCCTCCTTTGAGTTCCTATGAATACGCCCTGCTTAGTTCGTAATCTATAAGCCCTCAAGTGTTTTATTTTTATTTAACAGAGTCTTTCCACTCTTCATAACTAACTGCTGTAATGACTTCATTCCTGCCTGTTGTCGGGTTTCTGGCCCTCCTCTCAATAAATGGGCTAACTTCCGCTACTTCGGTAATAAAAGTACAGCGGCAGCGTACAACCTCTTTAGCAGGTAAATTGCTGTCGTGTGGATATTCACAACTATAACCACCTACTTTAAATAACCCTTTAAACGGTACTTTCTGATGATCCGCTGCTTGATGCGTTGGCCTTGTACGTTTATCTAATGTAGAAATCCAAATTTTCTCCATTGATACACCTTCGTCAAAAGCATGAGATGCACTGTCATAAGTACCTAAGTTTTGCACCCTAGCACTTTCTGTCCAAGCAACCATTTGTGCTTTCTTCGCATCACCATCAAGAATAGGCTTAATACGATTAGCCATTACCGCATACCCTTCACCTTTTCTAAGGCCAATGGATAGTTCTTTACGTATTCGGCTAATTATCTGTGCCCGATGTATACTTAACCTTTGATTGAGCGTCATTTTATCAATTGGCATTTGTACCGCACGTTTAATGACGTTTGGGTCAATCAGCCCATATGAAAGAAATACACCAACCTCTTTCTCAATAAGATAACTCGTGTAATAAAAAGACTCTCCATACTGAGTGGAGAGTTTTTCATTGAGAGTTTTCTTTTTTTCATATGTTATTTCATTAATAACTTTCTGCAGTTCGCTTTGCATGTTTTTATATCGATTGAATCGACGCATTCCCTGCATACTTAACTGCTCATTCACCGCATATTTTGCATAATAAAAAGCCAGTATTCCTCTGACTTCTTCTAAAGCATCTTTATACAGGTAGAGAATCGCCTTTTCCAGTTCGTCCTCTATTTTTTGGAGGTGTTTCTGCTTCTTGTCCCATTCCATCGTTTTCACCGCCTTTATGTACAGTGTCTAAATCGATAGAATCAACTTCTTCTTCCTTCATCTTTTGTAATTCTGCCTTTGGATCAGGAACAACAGATAACATAGATAATCGTGTTTCTTCGCTTATTAAACCTTGTAGTTTAGACTGAACGTCAGCTTCATCAGATAAGTTAGCTGGAAGATTACGAGTGAATTGGAATGTCATGCAAAGATAATCAAGCTCAGCTTTGTTTGAACGTAAATTCCAAGCGTCGAATAGTAACTTGAATTGTTGTCGCAATGACTTGGTAAACTTCATTTCTAACGTTCCTGATTTCGTTTCTAATGCTAATAGCTTATAACGAATAGCAACCCCAGTGAGGTTACCACCGAATGATTCATCAGAAAGATTAACATGCTTTGTAAAACGGCATATATTCTTTTCTAATCTATCTAGATGGTGTTCCAAGATGTTGTCATTAAGATCCTTAGTTAAAAATGAAGCCTCGCCATTCTCACCTACATCAAGAGCTCCAGTTTGTTTTAACTTCTCGATAGTATCATCATCTATATCAACACCTTTAAAAATCATATAAGCCAAGCGGAACTGCTCAATTTCACTGTTCACATCAGAAAGTGCTCTGTCGTACCCTTCAATAAGCGCAATAGCTTTATCAACATCCCCCTGCAATTCTTCATTGTTAGGAAATCCGATAAGTGGTACACCTTTGTATAAATTAGTGATTCGATTTGTTTCTTTCAGCTTATCTAAATCTTCACCAGTGTACTCAATGATTTGCGTACCATTGTAAAATTCCAATTTATATCCATCTTTAAAGTCATCACCGTCAATTACTTTGACTGGATAGCAGCGGATAGCGTATTTAGGCTCTGCAATGCTTGTATTCGTAAGGAAGATAGCTTCATAAGGTTTTATATTCATAACCTTTTCTTCACCATCTTTATCGTGATACAAAAGTCTTGCCCCATAACCACAAATAGAAGCAAACTTTCCTGTTTCCGCATCAGCATCTTCGGTATGATTCCCTTTTAAAAAGTCTTGGATACGCTTCAATACTTCCTCGTCTTCATGATCTAGGCTGTATGAAATAGGTAATCCAAACATATACCCTATTTTTGTATCAATAATTTCAGAGAAGAAGTCATTGTTCAGCTTGTTGTTAACCTTATCCTTATTTCCATCACCTTTAAACTCACGTGTGAAGATAGGTACACCCTTTTCGCTTGCTTTATAGCGTTCATACCTATTAATCATGCGTTTTTTTAATGGTTCAAACTCATCAATAATCTTCTTGAGCAGCTTCGGTGTAGGCTCACCATTTTGTTCATCCAGTATCGGAATGTAATGTTCAAACATCGTCTCACCTCCTTAATAAATTGACTTAACTGCTCTAGCTTTGTTATTAGACATAATTACGGTATTTACAAAATAGCGATCAGCATCCATTTGATGGTCATTCTGCTTAATTGGTTTGTCTTCCCCGCGTTCCATTGCCTTCTCATCCCATACATAAGAAGAAAACTCACGCAGCGTTTCTTTACAACAATCGCAGAATTTAATTAATTCCGTTGTTAATGCAGTTGCTACATTTCGTATTCCATCTAATACATCGTTCTTTGCTTTTTTTACTTTCCAACCTTTTTGTTTCAGTAAAATAATAAATGAGCTTGCCGATGGGTCTACGATAATACGCTTGGTTAGACCGTTTGCAAACTCAACTAAATCATCATAATATTGTTCATCTGACTTTTGTAAATTCTTCTTACGAGCGTCATGATGGTATTCTTTCACCTTATACCAAATGCCACCACATAAGCCCCATAAACCAAAAGCCATAGGGTTTTGTGTACCGTAATCGCAGGAGATATAGTACTGTTCGTATTTTCTTGGATGCGACGGTACAACATGTTCCTCTTCATTAAACATACTATATATTAAACCTTCCGCCATTACCCATAAACCTAATATATAGCGTTGATAGAACACACCACTAAACATACGTTTAAAGCGGTCTTTTACTTTCTCAGAAAGAGATAAATTATCATCCATTGTAAATTTCAAATGACAAACTAACTTCTCTTTTTTCTTATCGATAAGCTCTGTTTTTACAAAGTGATATGGCGAACCAGGATTACAGTTCATAAATATCTTTGCGCCATCAACAGAACAACGCCCAATCATTTGATCTATAAATGATTTAGGAAATAGAGCAGCTTCATCCGCTAATGAACCAGCAGCAGTTAAACCTTGTAATGTATCTTGTGAATTCTCCTTATTAGCTCCAAACAAGTAGTACGTATTCCACCCAATTTGCAGATAGTTTTCAGAACGGTTGTAATCATATCGCCAACCCCATGCGGTAAGTATTTGTATCATAGGGTTGATTACGTTACGTTTTAATGAGCCAATTGATTTACCAGCAATGATAAATGACTCACCTTTAAACTTTTCTTGTGACCATTGCAAGAAACTACAGATCATCGAAATTGTTTTACCAGAACGAATTGCTCCATCTGCAATAACGATGTCATGATTCTCATATGGCGAACCATCTCGCCACCACCACAATAATTGTAATTGTTTATTTGAAAACGGCTGGAACTTAAACGATTTGGTTTTCCGCTTTTTAATCCTCGCCATCTGCATCACCAAATACTTCTTTCATCTTTTCTGGATCAGGAGCAGTTGCTTGTAAGAAATCTTGAATTGCTTCTGCATTATCATCATCTTCATCACCAGTTAAATTTGCAATTTCAGCATTAGCTTTCTTTATGTTCGCTTTCTGTACTTCCATATGCATCTTGTGACGTTCTTCTTCAATTTTTCGCTTGAAGTTATCAGGCACTAAATCGAAGTACATCGCCAATTTATCAAGTGCTCTCATCTTGTCAGCAAGCTTGATAAACACGCCTTCTTTTCCTTTTTTCACTTCCGCAATGATAGAGCCATCAACCATATCCGATTCATTAAAATCAACATAGCTAATGGTTCTCATGACTGGTTTTCCGTCTTCATCTTTTACAGGTCCAAACGGGCCCATCACTTCTACATCTTTCTGGCCAAAATTTACGTAATTCTTAATATCTGCAAAAGCAATTTTGATGTACTCATTCAATACATCCATCGCTTCCACAAAGATATTCTCAACCATTTCACCTTTAATCTCTCGAATGTACGATGCTACACGTTCTCTTCTCAGTAACCGGCTACTCGTAACATGCGCGCTACTCTTTGCATAGCCAGCTTTCAGTGCAGCTTGTGTACCATTAAAATACTTTACGTAATACAAACAAAAGAGCCGTTCTTGTTCTGTCAGCTCTTCATCATCTAGCATCTTTTTTAACTTGGCTTTTGTCTTGGGGTTTTTAACATTGGTAACGCTCCTTTTCGCAATAGTAACGTTACCTTTTAATTGTTCGGCCCATTTATCTTGTGATTTCCACTTTCTGATTTGTGAAGGTTTGAGGTTTAACTCAGCTGCAATATCAATTAATGGCTTCTCTCCTTTACTTGCTTTATATATTTCAAATGCTTTGTCACGATCTGGGCTACGTTGCCTAGCCATATTCACCACCTCGCGGTAATCCTTGAATTATTTCACAGAAAATTCAAAATATAAATTCACAAATATGTCCAAGTTGCTATAATAAAATTAACATTGCCATCTGGAGAAGTAATTCGCCCCCCAAGCGAGTTGCTTTTCCTTTTTTATGCCTATTGTTTTAAGAATTCATCTACCGTTTTACCAAGCAAACTAATCATTGCTTCTCTCTTTTGCTTTGGTGTTGTCTTATCTTCCAACTCATTAAAGATTGGAATTGCACTTTCTAATTTCTGTTTATTAATACGCTCATTTACAAGATCCGTTCCTAACATTGAAATGAATGTGCCAATTACAACCGCTTGTTCTTGTTTAGTTAGTTTCATTTGTCCAACTCCCCCTTATGGTAATCTCTAATTTAGTCTTGAAATTCTCTAAAACCCGATGTATTATATTTTTGTGTTTTTCTCAGTTCCCAAGCCGAGAATACATCATCACTTCTGAAAGGACCCGAACTCCAGCGGGTTCTTTCTTTTATTCCTCTTCTTGTAAATCTATTTATTTAAATGTAAAATTATAAATAAGTTCTAAAAATTTGAATCGAGGTGAAAATCATGAGAAGTTTTGGCTCATTAATGATTTCTACTGTCTGCTCAGTACTTCTTGTAATTTGGAATGCCTATGAATTCTATAACGGATTCACAACAGGGCGCACATACTACTGGATTAATGGCATCGGAGCTGTTATCTTCCTTCTATTCTTTATCCTCAACATGCGAGATTTCAAAAAGAAAAACTACAGAACCTCATAACAATAGGAGTTGATACATATGTGGAAAAAAATTAAGAATTATAGATTGAGCTTAAAAGATTTGAAATTCATGTTATGGTTATTTGGTATTACATGTTTTATATACGGCTACAATTTCATTACAGTATTAGCTTTTGACCACAAATTCCAAGTCTATTATTTAGGTGGTGCTATAGCTACATTCGCCGCATTTATGGATACTAAAAATAGGATTAAAAATAAAAATTATAAGACAGCGTAATATAAAAGGGAGCCTTTGTGGTTTCCTTTTTTATATGCAAAATAAAAAGCAGCCGATTCACTGCCTGGCATATTCCCCTAACTCACGGTAATTTCTTTATATATCATTTTAAATCTATAAATTTCGCTGTATAATTTTTGTAAGAATCTCATTCTTCAGAAATGGAGTGAAAAATATGAAAAGTTTTGGTACGTTAGTAATCTCTACCGTCATTTCAGCAGGCTTATTATATTATAATGTCAATTCCTTTTATAATAAATTTACATCAGGGAATACATATTACTGGGTAAACGGTATCCTAGCTGCTGGATTTCTTATATCCTTAATTATCAACATAAAAGATATCATCAAGAAAAACTACACAACTTCTGAATCGAATTAAGGAGCCTATTACGGTTCCTTTTTCTATGTAAAATAAAAAAGCAGCGTATTCGCTACTTACACAAATCGCTAAATGAATCTTACTTAAAAATATTTCTCATTTATTTGTTACAAACTCCCTTCTGAATTGTATATACCCATGTAAAAACTAAATATAAAGGAGTAGAAACATGAAACTAAAAATCAAGAGACCAAACGCATCTAAATCAGATTTTTACATTTCTCCAGAGTTTATTAGCGCTATTGGAATGTTAGTCACATCTCTTCACCTAGCAGGAATCATTTGATTCTTGCTTTTTCTATTCATTGTGTTCGTTTGTTTTGTAAAATGTTAAATCCAATTGAAACTGCGTCCTTCGAGTTAATAAGTACTAATTAAAAACATAACAAAAAAGAGTGCGTTTCTTCATCACACTCTTTCAAAAGACTTTACCAATCTCGACGATCATCGTAATCATGATCACGGTCATGATCATGATTACGTCTACGACGACACTCATCACAATCGCAGTCACGTCTACAATGACAGTCGTTAAAATCGTTTCTTCTGCGTCTACGACCGCATCCGCAAAATACTAAATCATCCCAAAATCTATTACAATCTCGAGAATGTCCAAAATTATTATTCCATCCCATAGATATGATTCCCTCCTCTAAAAATAGAATTCATCATATTCTATGATTAAAAGGTAGAAATAGTTTGTTTACTAGTCTATGTTTCAGACTAATAATATTTCAATTTGCAAGTCTATCTCACCCCTTATCTTTCCTTAACAACAAACAAGACGCCACCCAGATCATGTAGCGCCTACGATAATTACTATACACATGTTTGTTCTATCTACATAGTAAAATAAAACACCCATAATGAACACATCATAAGATTAGTAACCCTATTTTCTGTCCGTTGATTATTATGTTTATAGACCTAGATTATGCACATCTATATTCAGTAAGTGCATACCCTATTACATGAATACTACTTTAGGAGTGATTATATTATGAATCCTTTCCCGATGAGGATTGTTGTAGCTCCAACTTCGACTTGGCAACATTTACTTCACCATCCTTCATATGGTATGCAACCTGGGCATATCCCCTTTACTCCTACAATTGCGCCTTCTCCTGTAATATACCAATATCATTATATTTTTCCAGCATTGTATTTCCAAGAGTTTCACGGTACATTTAACATCTAATCTAAATAGAAAAATATCCGTTATCTGTACCATTGATGATCAATTCATGTTATACCTAAAACAGTATTTAAATACGTTTAATGTGTAATTTCTATATAAAAAAGAAAAAACGTCTATTTTGATACTTCTACTTTATTTTCATTAAAAAGTTTGCTACATTTTCCATAATTTATTCTTTCCGCCATGTTAATGCAAAAACCCTCTTTCTTTACTCTTGACACAAATCATTATATTACATTTATGTATGGAGATATAAAAAACATAACCTTTGAAGACCAATTCCTAAAAGGGGATTATTTATACCTCTTATTAAAACTAACATCAAAATACTAAACTCAATAAAAAACACAAAAGCCACGACACTCACGCATCGCGGCTGAATATATACATGTAATTGATCTTTTCGTCCTATTTGCGGATTCTTACCGCCCTTGCCCGTTCTCCGGTAACGTTTTGATAAAGGGGCTATGATCATTGGTTATGAGCGCATAAATACGTTATCCCCACACTATTCTTTTTTCAAAGAACTGTATAGGTATAGCGTAATATTGATTCTGCTTTGAGAAATCCCCAAAAACGTCCTCGAGTTTGTCCCCTTTTTTGTCGATATTTAAAGGATATATAATTATTCGATTCCGGAGATTTTCATCTTTTCATATTCTTCGTTGACTCTTCTTAAAATGGCATTATATAAATCTAGAAAACCTTTATTATCATCCTCGTCTACATCTTCATACCATTCGCATCTCCTTATCTCTTCATCAATTCTTAATACTTTCTCTTGAATATCCGAATCTAACACATGGAATTTTTTGAATAAAATTGGTCTAATGCATGTTAGATAATTTCCTACTTGGAATTGATAAATATCCATTGGTTTATTTCTATCAAGCTCAATTACTTGACTTACTCCATTTTTCTCAAGGAGTTCATTATACACTTCAAATTTCAAGTTTTTATTATTTTGTAATTCATTCCACTCCAACTTATTTCGCTCTAACTCGATTTGACGTTTAAAACTTTTATTCTGAGTAATAATAGCACCAACTATACCAATAATAGCGCCCGCTAATGTGCCTAATAATGTAATCACACTTGGTATCCAACTCATAAATATACCTCCATTAAATTAAATTTAAAACACTAATCCTCTATATACAAAATAACACATATCTATATAATCCCCAAAGCTGTAGCTATCAACTGAATAGCGCTTTTTTTCTTCTGATAAAACGGATCTCGCTTTATCATTAATTCGTTGTACACAAACGAATCCTTAACCTTCCGATTCCCAAGGTACTTCATCTCAATTATCCTGCGTTCATCTTCATCAAGTGCATGTTTTAACGTCCGTTCAATTTGTTTAAAACGTATCTCGTGATTCTTATCGTCACCTTTCATTTTAGGAAAAAGAACAACACACCCAGCTTGAGCCCGTTCTTCTTGATTCTTCATCCGGACGCACAATGCTTTGTAGTTTTTCAGCTCCTTCACCACAAGTCTTCGCATCTCCTTTTCATCGATGTCTTCAAAAAATGACAATTGATTCATACGATACGGTTCCCCTCCGTTCGATGTGATTACTCTTTAAAACATTACTTCATTTCTTTCTGGCATTCTTTTAAATAATCGATAGCCTCTCGAATCTGTTCTTTTGTTGAAAGTAATTCCATCACATCGCCTTCTGTGTTATAAACACGAATCGTTCTATTCTTAAACTCCATACCCAACATCCCGTCATCACCTAAAAGTTTTATGTTATTCTCCATTCTCCTAACCTCACTTTCTATTCAAAGGATTATTTTGTTGAGTTTTTATAATGCTCTCTTTTCTCTTAGTAATTGACTGTTATTGATTATGACCGTATGAGCATTGCATTTTTCTTTTAATAGATCCATTAAATCTAGGACATCTTTTCTACTATTGAGTTTCGAACGACTATTGAATAAATACGTACAATCCGTATTACCGTTATTATGGTAATACTTATAAGAAATCAAATACTCAAATCTACGTGGTCTCATTTCTCTTCCTCCCCTGAATAAAACTCAATGTTTCGTTAATAATAGATACATGGTTATCTTTCCTCTGGTTTTCTTGGATGAGCAGTTAGCTTTTGCTAGCTGCTCTTTTAATTACACATTTTTGTCTTAACACTCATATATTATTGAGAATTAAAAAATCATTTCATGTATAAAGGGAAAGTATTCTTTTTCAATACTCCACTCCCTCTTTAAATACCACTGTTTGAATAAGGTTTTTAAAGAGGGAATACATTTAAAAATCTTGGTTACACTGTAAACAGGCTCGTGAATAGCCAATTTTACTAATACCCACTCTATGTCTATTACCTTGGGCCGAGCAATTAGCAAAAGCTAATTGCTCTTTTATATTGAGTTAATAATAAAATTTAGGTCTTATTCCTTTTCTACATCATATATTTTTAACCTCACCATCCAGCTCAAAGTGTTACCTCCTATCTTAAAAAGCACTGATGCATGGTGCTCTTTTTAGTTTCCTTATTTCTACAGAATGAAACTTTTGTTTAGTTTTCTTACCTGCATAATATTTTGATATTTGTTTATACTATAGTTGTAACTTTTTGTTACAACATATATCCGTATCGATTGTAACTTCTAAAATTGTACAACGAAGCAGTTAGCTATTTCGGCTAGCTGCTTTGTTGTTTAAAATGAAGTTTTTGTTTAGTTTTCTACTCAATTACCTCAAATTCGGATGTTTGACAAAACTTTTCATGATAGCATCCAATTTGAACATCATATTCCCCATACTCATCTCGAATTATTGAATGAATTGTTTCAACTTCATCTTGATACATAACCTGATCTCCAACTTTTAAGTCCCCTATTTTTCGTATCGTAGGTTCATCATAAATATCCTTAGTTAACTTCACCATTCCGATGCCTTCTTTCGGCTCAACCGAGTAACCCTTTTCTTGCAAAACTTTAGCGACCTCCTGCATATCTTTCCATGCTGCTGTACCTGGTCCAAAGTTAATAGTCACTGTATTCATTTTCATTCTCCCTTTCGATTCAAATAGCGTTTTTGTTCAAATACTTCACGTCCATAAAAAAATTACATTTGGTATCACATTCTCTTTTTCATTAAGAGTTTTAGTCAGAAGAGCACTTATATATGGTGCTCTTTTTGGTATGGAATTTAAAACAGAGGCTTGCTCTTAAAACCTATTATGTAATTTTCATAGGTTTTTTCCTTACACCCCTGTGTCTGTTTACTCATAAGTTGTTAAAGTATAAATATAAATTGATAGTTAATTTATAAGGGAGGTGTAAAAATGAGTAAATTTAAAAAGCATTGTTGTCACATACCCTTTCCTTTACCTCAAATAGGGCCTACTGGATTAACCGGTGCTACTGGACCTTCGGGACCTACTGGAGCTACCGGACCTTCAGGTGGACCTCGGGGACCTACCGGACCTACTGGACCTCAAGGTAACCTGGGACCTACTGGACCTCAAGGTATTTCTGGACCTCAAGGGATTCCTGGGATTTCTGGATCTATTGGTCCAACTGGACCTTCTGGAATTCAAGGTATCCAAGGCATCCAAGGCGTTCCTGGCATTCAAGGCCCTATTGGACCCACTGGAATAACGGGGGTCACTGGAATTCAAGGGATTCCTGGTATTCAAGGGATTCCTGGCATTCAAGGCATTCAAGGGATTCCTGGCCCGACCGGACCTCAAGGGATTCCTGGCATTCCTGGTTCTGTAGGTCCAACTGGACCTTCTGGAGCTGTTGGACCTACCGGCCCTTCCGGGGGACCGCCAGGACCAACGGGCCCGACTGGACCTTCCGGGGGACCACCAGGACCAACCGGAGTGACTGGCCCCACTGGACCAACTGGGTCACCAGGACCAACCGGACTTCAAGGTATCCAAGGTATCCAAGGCATTCCTGGCCCCACTGGACCTCAAGGAAGTCAAGGGATTCAGGGGATTCAAGGTGATCCAGGACCTATTGGTCCTATTGGACCCACTGGAATAACTGGGGCAACTGGAATTCAGGGTATCCAAGGTATTCAAGGTAATCCAGGACTTATTGGCCCTATCGGCCCGACTGGCCCAACTGGGCTTCAAGGTATCCAAGGCATCCAAGGCATTCCTGGGCCTACTGGATTACCAGGAACCGCTGGAGCTACCGGACCTACTGGGCCTGCCGGTCTTACAGTATCTGGCTTATCCCAGTATGCTTATGTTTTCAATACAGCAGCTCAAGTTGTTGCCTTAGAAGCACCTATTCTTTTTAATTCACACGGTAGAATCACATCCGGTTTTACTCATACGCTCGGAACTTCTCAAATGACAGTTATTAATGCTGGAGATTATAAAATTTCTTTTTCTGTATCAGGAGTTGAACCTAATCAATTTGCCCTCTTTTTAAATGGGGCTCCCGTTACCAACTCCATTTATGGATCAGGTGCAGGTACTCAACAAAACAATGGGCAAACAATTCTCACTTTAGCAGCAGGTGATATTATTACCCTTAATAATCATACTTCCGCTGCTGCGGTTACTTTGCAGACTTTGGCGGGTGGAACACAAACAAATATAAATGCTTCGATTGTAATTGAAAAATTAAATTAATTTAATCATTTATTTCTTGAAACTCTGCCAGTAAATAACCTGGGATGGATTCTTTTTTCAACAAGCAGTTAGCTTTTGCTAGCTGCTCTTCTATTTTGTTCCTACTCCTATTTCCTAAAAAATCTTTACTTTATTCCTCCTTGAATAAAATCAATAATTCAGCATATAATATCTATGCATCTAGATTATTACCTTTGTATCGAGCAGTTAGACTGGGCTAACTGCTCTTTTATTTGTGACAAAATGAAATTTTTATTAAGTTTTCTATTAATAATGTGTATTGATTTCTTTTCTAAATTAATTTAGAGATAAATAGTTCATTGGTGAACTATTCTATGTTAAACTAAATTAAAAAAGAAAAGGGACGATTATTATGAGTTTAAAAAATCAAAGTTTCAAACAAGCAGGAGAAGTTGTCCAATCATTTGTAACAATAAACAAAGAAATTATAAAGTTCACACATCAAAACGCCTCCAGTTTAGGATTAACAGTACAACAAATGGGTATCTTAAATACAATTTATGCACTCCCTAATGTTACTCTTAAAGAGATTTCAGAACGTCTTTCAGTTCCTAAAAGTACAGTGAGTGTGAATGTAGATGAATTAGTTAATCTACAGCTCATCGAGCGAAAACAATCAGATGAAGATCGTAGAGAAATAAAATTAAAGGTAACAAACCAAGGACAAGAAGCATCGAAAAAATCCATTGAAAACTCTACTTCCTACAAGGCAATGGAATTAGCACTACAACAACTTCAAGAAGATGATGTTCAAACATTATTGCGTATTCATAAAGATTTATTAATCTCTCTACAGCAATTTCGTTAATTGATGTAAACCATTTTAAACACAAATTCTAATTCTTATTTTTCAAAGAACTGAGCAGTTAGATTTCACTAGCTGTTCTTTTATTTAAAATAGCGTTTTTATTAAGAAATTAGTCATTCCAACTAAAACGGATGTAATGTTCGTAATAAGATCCACCTAAAATGTTTTTCTTTTCTTCTACCTTAAATTCAACTTTCACACCATCCATTAATTCTTGTAACTTTTCCGTGAATGGTTTTGAGTGCAGAATATGCTTGTCTGGATTTTCCTTATGAATTTGATATCTATAACCTGAATATCCAATTGCAGCACTTTCGATTATTACGTATTCCATTTCCTCTGCAAATTCCAATACCTTTTCATCAATGACTTTTTTTTGGAGTTCTTTCAAATTCCCCACTAAGGACATTTCCATTCTCCTTTCTCTCAAATAACGATTTTGTTTTAAATCCTCACATTCCTAAAAAAAATACATACAGTATCATGAGGTATTCTTTTTTATTTTTCTTAAGGAACGCTTTAAAAAGCGCACTTTAGTTTTTAAATAAAGATTTTGTTTTACTTTTGCTAGCTACCCTTCCCTTGTATAAATGCACCTTTTTTTACATACGCTATTAAAATCCAAATAACCCTCTTTTAGGACGGCACTAATATGAACAAGACATTAAAATACATTTTAATCTTCTTTTGTGCGGTATTTTATATTGTAATTATGGGCTCGATTGTCTATCTAAACTTTGTTTCAGAGCATTTTATTCCTCCAAGCAAGAAATCTAAGATTGAACAAAAACATTCATAATTAGCTATAAGGAGCGCTCCACAAGACATTCTTTAGCTTTAAAATAAGACTTTGTTTAGTTTACATTAACCATTTTGATTCATTTGCATACAGTATTACCACAAGGAATTCCACAGGCTACTCTGGTCAAGTTACCTTGAATTTCTTGCACACCTTAAGGGAAGAATCCGTTTATAACAAACGGGTTCTTTTATTTTGGGTTATAAAATAACTATTTTATTATGTTTCCGAACTTAAGGTAATGTCCTTAAAAAAACATTCATATATATATTTATCAGATGCACTTTGAAATCCCAGAGTATCAAATATTTTTAAGAGTTGACTGACCACCAATATTCGACTTATCTTTAAAAACTTATTAAAAAATAACTTAGATACAAAAAAGCTACGTTTTATATAGGATAAAAAATTATTTTACGCAAAGGAGCTTGATTATTTGTGAATTACCAAAATGATAATAACCCTAACATTCACAAACCTTGCACTTGTCCATCCCCCACGGCTAACAGTTTAAATGTTGTTCAAACTACTCCATCAATAGTCTCTGTAAATTCTGCGATTCCACTAGATACCGTGGTAAATTCTAATGGTACGGCAATCTCATTCACACCACCAACAACTGTTTTACTTGAAGGTGGAAGAACCTATTTGGCAATCTATGAAGTGCAAGTTATCATTCAACCAGGAGGTAATTCGGCAGGTATCACTATGTATTTGAATAATAATCCAATCATTGGCTCTGGTACTTCTCTGGGATATACTGCAGGATTCACTTCTGTATCAGCACCCGCTATTTTCACTACACCTTTAGGTATAACAAGTACTCTTACTGTTAATGTAGGACCATATTCTAATACATTAAATACATTGGGTTTAACTCTTGCTGTTGTAGCATTAACATAATAAAATGTAAAACTCTCTAAAATGATTTTCTTTGTCCTTTAACTGTTTTTTGGGGGCTAGCCTCTAGGAACTCAACATAACTACATATAGATAAAGAACATGATTTGGTTCGATAGTACTAGGTGACTCGGCTAGCACAATTGCTGAGTCACCAATTTATCTATAATAAAATAACGCTTTTGTTAAGATCCATGAATCCAATTCTTAGGTGAAAAACTTTTATCGAAGCACCTTTTTTGGACAAATTTACCGGATGAATTAACTGAAATTTCATGTTATTCTTAACGTGTTGAATATCCCAATACATTCAACAATGCTCTTGATTGCATACTTAGTATGCAGCCATCCATCCAGATACCTTAGCTAATACGTCCCCCTAATCGTCGTTATTGCTAAGGTATCTTTTAGATGCCCTGTGTGCAGGGCTTTTTTATTTCAGTGATGATGCTCTCTTTTCCCATCTAGTTATCAACGCGTTTAGTCCACTTTCTTAATAAAATTCAAATTTGATATTTATCAAAATCTTCAACACATGTAAAATTTTCGTAAAGATTGCTATGACTCAGCCTATCCACCCCAGAAACGTTATATAATGAATTTGCAAACACCTGGTTTGCACACAAGTACCTTTCTGTACGACATAACTCTTTTGCTAGGCGAAATCCTAGCCTTTTTTTATTTCTCTCATATTAGTAAGTCCGTCCATTTCCCTTCTCTTTCCCACTTCTTCTTGAGTTTCCCAACATAAGTAAAACTACGATCATACATAATTCTGATTTCCTTATCCGGAGTTCCTTGTTGATACGGTTCCCCTCCGTTCGATGTGATTACTCTTTAAAACATTACTTCATTTCTTTCTGGCATCCTTTTAAATAATCGATAGCCTCTCGAATCTGTTCTTTTGTTGAAAGTAATTCCATCACATCGCCTTCTGTGTTATAAACACGAATCGTTCTATTCTTAAACTCCATACCCAACATCCCGTCATCACCTAAAAGTTTTATGTTATTCTCCATTCTCCTAACCTCACTTTCTATTCAAGGGATTATTTTGTTGAGTTTTTATAATGCTCTCTTTTCTCTTAGTAATTGACTGTTATTGATTATGACCGTATGAGCATTGCATTTTTCTTTTAATAGATCCATTAAATCTAGGACGTCTTTTCTACTATTGAGTTTCGAACGACTATTGAATAAATACGTACAATCCGTATTACCGTTATTATGGTAATACTTATAAGAAATCAAATACTCAAATCTACGTGGTCTCATTTCTCTTCCTCCCCTGAATAAAACTCATTGTTTCGTTAATAATAGATACAGGCTCCATTCATCACGAATCAACCTTACACCTAACATCTCTTTTTAAGATAGGAGCCGAGCAGTTAGCTTTTGCTAGCTGCTCTTTTTACGTTTTAAGTGAATATAATTCTAAACATTGTCTAACACTATAGACAAGACTTTAAAAAGTCGATTTCTCCCACTCTAGCTTTCTTGGTCGAGAGCCGAGCGGTTAGCAAAAGCTAACTGCTCTTTTTTTAATTGAAGGTTTTCTATAACATAATTTATCTGTTTTATGATTAAACTTTCATGATTCTATCTATACTAAACTTGGGCTTTATAGCTCAAATAATCTTTCATTCACTTGGCGGACAGTTTATTTAATAAATTGTCTGCCTAAGCCATTTAATAATTCTGCTTTATATTAAAATGAAAGTTTTATTAAGATCATTATTATTTCCACATAATACTTTTAATTCTGCTTATACTATAGCTGTAACTTAAAGTTACATATCATTTACTTGTAGGGCCTAGTTTCTTTTGTACAACAGGTAGTTAGCTCATTAAGCTAGCTACTTTGTTGTGCAAAAGAAAGTTTTTATTTAGTTTACTTTCCTGCATAACATTTTCAAATCTGTTTATACTATAAACGTAACTTGTGGTTACAATTTGCGTATCCATGTGGAATAGTATTTACAGCAGGCAGTTAGCTACTTTAGCTAGCTGCCTTTTTGTGCCAAATAGCGTTTTTATTCAATATCAATGTATCTAATTTAATAATTGTACTTAAATCCTAATACATAAGCCGTTTCTAGTATTTAAGTACGTCATAGAATACAATATAGGACAAGTTTTCTCCTAATCTAGTCCTAATAAAATTGAGAAGGAGGTGAATACCAAATGGCTATCGTACCTCCATTTATAGCTTCTAGAAGATTTACATCCACACTAGGCGCAGGAACAGGGACAGGTGCTGCGTTTGCGGTTGCTGCTACAGCTTGTCTAAATGATGCTGGTGTAGCTGCTACAGCATTCCCTATTTTTACGTATTATAATCTCTATGTAAACGGCGTATTGCAGCCGGGTTCGAATTCTAGTGTTACTACTGGTCCAACTGGTGCTATCACAATCCCAGGCGGGGACACATTAGATCCTGGAATTCCAATCACTGTTGAGTTTATCGTAACTTAATCAACACTTTTTTGTTTTGGGACAGATTTCTTTATTAGGAAATCTGTCCTTTTTTTAACTAATAGTAATGAATTGCAGAATAATTGAAGCCCCCTGTACTGGAGCTTCAGGAGCTAACAAAGTTAGCTGCCCTGTTACAACCTGATATGAAGATAGTGGCTGAAGAATTCCATTTATAAATAAATTAATATAGGAAACATCACTTGGTGACAATATCTGTGTTGTTCCATATTGTGGTAAGCCATCAGCATTTGTATATACGAGTTTTTGCCCGTCTGAAAAAGTAAAATACAATACATTTGTCGTTTGTATTGCTCCAATTGGGCCTGTTATTCCCGTTGGGCCTGTCATTCCGGTTGGACCTGTTATTCCCGTTGGGCCTGTTACTCCAGTTGGGCCTGTTATTCCCGTTGGACCTGTTATTCCCGTTGGACCTGTTATTCCCGTTGGGCCTGTTATTCCCGTTGGGCCTGTTATTCCCGTTGGACCTGTTATTCCCGTTGGGCCTGTTACTCCAGTTGGGCCTGTTATTCCCGTTGGGCCTGTTATTCCCGTTGGGCCTGTTATTCCCGTTGGGCCTGTCATTCCGGTTGGACCTGTTACTCCAGTTGGGCCTGTCATTCCCGTTGGGCCTGTTATTCCCGTTGGACCTGTTATTCCCGTTGGGCCTGTTATTCCCGTTGGGCCTGTTACTCCAGTTGGGCCTGTTATTCCCGTTGGGCCTGTTATTCCCGTTGGGCCTGTTATTCCCGTTGGGCCTGTTATTCCCGTTGGACCTGTTATTCCCGTTGGGCCTGTTATTCCCGTTGGGCCTGTTGGAATAGTAATGGGTGGCAGTGGAGGGAATGTCGGTCCTATAGTAGCAGGATCTATAAACCTTTGAGTATTAGATATTCTTCTAAATCGGTCCACATCAACACCTCCTTCCCTCTAATTTTTATTAGATGCTAAATTGTATAAAATGTTAAAAATCAGTTCCAATCACCGTTTTCATTATTATTTCCCCTATTCAAATAACGATTTTGTATTAAATCCTCACATCCCTAAAAAGCATACATACAATATCTTGGGTGTTCTTTTTCACTATTAGTTTTGGTCAGAGAGCGCCCTGAAAAGCGCTCTTTTTATTTAAATAAGGATTTTATTTAAATTTCATAAAACCTCTCTTTATCCAAATAGGTTCAAAATTATCTATTTAGTATATATAATACTTTTAAACAATTTAAATTCTATACTTAAGTAATGGAGGCTTTAAAATGGGGAGTGTCCCAAATTTACCACCACAACAATCAATCGAATTTGATCAAGAACAATCACTTTATCTGGTAATTCTCCCCTTTCCCTCTACCCCCCTGAATAAAACTCAATATTCCGTAAATACTATAGACACATGGTTATCTTTCCTCTGTTTTTCTTGGGTGAGCAGTTAGTTTTTGCTAGCTGTTCTTTTATTTGTAACCTCATTAGAAAAGTTTTCATATAATATAGTCATTCCTTTCTTATAAATTAAGCTCGTCACTTGAATTATAAAAATGGGATTATATCCTATAACCTTTTCAAGAATCATTCATATTTTATTTCTGAAAAAGTTGCTCTGTTTTATAAAAAGGTGGTTACGGAAACAACCGCCTTTTTATTTATGACAAAATGAAAGATTTATACCAATCCTCACCAAGTGTTATATCAATTATGTCGCCTCTTGTCTTCTTCTTTTAGCCAATTCATTTTAATATAGCTATATCCTATAACTTACCTTCTAATAAATTTATTTTTGAAAATTAAAAACACATGTTTATTGCCCATTCCTCAAACAACCCATACCCGCATAAATTATTAAGTATCTAAAATCCATAATTGATAATTATATTAATCGAAAGTGAGGAGTGTTAATATGGACATCAACAATCAACAATCTTATACCCCTATTGATTATTATCGAGAGCCTCAGCAAGCCTTATATCCACAATCACATAGCCTTCAACAACAAACTCTTACTATAATAAATCCAGCTGTTAGTCATGGGTTACGAGAAGCCCAGCATCTTGGCTATCGACATGCATTAACAGAAGCTGTTGCCATAGGATACTTGATGGGAAGAGGTTACAATTATAATGCCGCTTGGAAAACCGTTGAGTCTTGGTGGCGACCGCCAGGGACTCAGCTTCCTATGCCGTACTAAAGTTATTAATAAAAGTCTTTAATTTGAAGAGCATTACTATATAGTGCTCTTTTGAGTACGGAGAATTTCTACAAAATGAAGTATTTATTAAGTTCACTTCCGTATAACTTTTCCAATCTTGTTTACACTACAACCGTAACTTAAGGTTACACATCATCACTTGTAGGGCCTAATTTCCTTTGTACAACAAGTAGTTAGTTTATTGAGCTAGCTGCTTTGTTGTGCCAAACGGGGCAGTTAGCTTTTGCTAACTGCTCTTTTATTTGAAATTAAAATAGCATATACATTAAAAACTTGTCACATTTAAACCTGACAAGTATATGTTGTTTTATGGAAAAATTCCATTCATAGCATTCTACCTTTCTTATTTGAGAGCACGCTTATATGTGCTCTTTTTTATTTAAGATAAACTACGGATTTTATTAGTACTAAATAAAATTCAAGATTCTAGTAATACTAATTCACAATACAATTTGCTTCTTACCCAGATTGTATTTACTTGCTACTTGAGCATTTAGTTTCGCTAGCTGCTCTTTTGTATTGAGATGATAATAAAACATTGTTCTTTTTTCTTTTTTACAACATATAATTCTAATCCAGACGTTTCGTTCACTGAGTTACCTCCTTTTCTTAAAGAGCACTTGTGCATGGTGCTCTTTTCTAATTTCTTTGTTCTACAAAATAAAATTTCCATTAGGCTTTCCCCGCATAACATTTTCAATTTTGTTCATACTATAACCGTAACTTCTAAGTTACAAAACATTGTGGTGATGTTCTTGTTGGACGACAAAGCAGTTAGCTTTTGCTAGCTGCTTTTCTATGTACATACATCTTTTATTAATTAGCACATATATTTAATTTGAGATCCTATTTATTCATAAACCGTTAAAAAATTTCAAAATTTATTCATTAAAGCTCACTAAACTCTATAGGTTGTTCACTCCTCTAGGTTACACATCCTAACTTGCAGGGCCTAATTTTCTTTTGTACAATAAGTGGTTAGCTAATTTAGCTGGCTGCTTTGTTGTTTAAAATGAAGTTTTAATTAACTTGTCACCATTGGATTAGCCGAGCATATACATATTATTGACGTAGTATTTCTTCGCTAATAGGGCCCTCTTATAAAGAGCACTCGTATACAGTGCTCTTTTTTAGTACATAAAATTCTTTTTCAACATTTAACATATAGAATTAACGAGTTTAATTTTGTATTATATAAATAACCTCAACGTAATTTTACTATTGGCTTTGTCTAAAAAGAGCCTACCCTCACACAACAGGTTCTTTTTATTTTGTTTACTAATCAAATAGCGTTTTTGTTTAAAATAACTACTCTAAATAAATTAGATACATTTACCAGTATGTTTACCACAACATTCATGTTAAAATCCCTTGTGAGTACGACATAACTCGACCTTATGAAGCCCTGCAGCCATTATCGCGGGGCTCTTTTTTTAATTAAATTAACGATTTTATTAAGAAATCTTTTCTAATTCATATTCAGCAAACCAAGTTCCAGGGTGTTCAACAATGTTATATTGTGCACAAGATGAATGTAACCCTTCGCTTGGGTTCGACTTGTAAAACCACCAATGATCAACTGTAACTACTTCACCAGTTTCTTTAATTCGTACCGTTTCTCCATCTTCAAAAAGATGTAGTCTATTTCCCATTTTCACAAACTCCTTTCATTATAAAATCCATATAAACAGTTTAAACTTCGAACAACTTCGTGTTATAATGTATGAAGGAATTTAATATAATTTCTTCATACAATCTCATGAGAGTTCGTTAATCACAGCCTCTTGACGCGCACCGTTAGGGGCTGAACTCTTCCAGATAAAGATTTTATTCAAAGTGAACATGCCGTTTCATTACTTCAATTATTTCGTTTATATATGGTTCATCTGTATTAATCACGATATAACTGTTGTACGGCTTCTTATCGTCACATAATCGACCATCCTCAATTTCGCCTAACGCCTCGTTTAAAATTTGACGAAATTCCTCACGTTTTTCTTTATTTACATATTTCTCTAAGTCCTTTTCATTTAACACAGTGTATCTCCTCTTACGACCTTCTAAAACCGTTCCTTTAAATGCGATTTCTGACACTATTGATCACCCTTTTCTTTGTATTCCATCTCCACAAAATCAGCCAATTCAATTTTTTTTGTACTTCTTCTTCCAGATAATGAAATACGGCTTCTTCTCCACCTTGCTCCCTTACGTATGAAACCCATTTTTTCTGCAAATCATCTAATTCAAGTTTTAATGTCGCTTTAAGAATCATTGGAAGTTCACCCCAATCTATAAAATAAAGATTTTTTCAAACTAATGTTCCATCAATTAACAACGGAAGATTTTCGCATTGATCGAACATTTTAATCCATTCTGCAATGTCATCCTTACCCATTACATCTAAATACTTTGATAGTGCCTGTTCACGCGTTATCTCTACTGGTAAACCTTCTTCTTCTACTTCCTCGATGCTTTCTCCAGCTACAATTTCAACATATAGCCCAATTGCTTTTTCTTCCCCACCATCTTTAACTGCCATCAAAGCGTAATAATCATGTTTATTAAACTCAAAATATCTCATTATCGTTTTCCCCTCTCTTTTAAAATAAGAATTTTGTTAAATATTCAATTGACCCTTTTACACTCTCTGTATTACTAGCCCACAAAATATTGCGAAACCTTACAAGGTTGTAATACTAATGTAAGGTTTCTCAATATGAACTAATGCATTTATGTAGTAAACTATCTATCTGCAATACATATAAAAGGAGAAACATTTATGACTTTTGAAGATAATCGTAAATTAGGCTTTCAACAAGGGTGTATAGTAATAACAGATCAATCGCAATATCTTGTTGTTAAAAAGAATGAAAATTATTCTTTATTAAACATCACAACTGCGGAATGTATAAACTTTGAAGTTTCACTTGAACATCTTGAAGAAATGGTCCAAGTAGATTTAAAAGAAAAGGTTCAAGATATCATTCCACCAGAGAATATTAAAATCGTAGCTCAAAACAGGATATAAAATGTATTTGCTAAGAGCACTTTCAATAGTGCTCTTTTTTTACAAAAAACTTTACAACTTTAAATCAGACCGGCATATATTATTGTGTAGGTCACTCCATTTCATACGTTCAAACCTTTTAGTCTAGGAGCACACCTATATGCGTGCTCTTTTTTATTTATTTTGAAATAACAATTTTATTACAACCTGCACATAAATCCCGAACATACATAAAGTATAATGCGGTATTCTTTTTCAATATAAATCTCGGTCATGGAGCGCTTTTGAAAGCGCTCTTTTTATTTAAATCCACTTTATTATTTTTATTACTATATAAGATATATAGTTTCATACGAAATCAATAAAAAGAATATTCTATACTGTATAATCTACATTGAGTAATACGATTGTGTTGGGTAATACGATTGTGCAGAGTAATATGATTGTGCTGGGTAATAAGGTTGTAAAGAATAATATGATTGTGCTGGGGTATAACTTTGTTGCGTATGCTGTGATTGCAGCGCTTGTTGTTGTGCTTGTATAGCCTGATGAACCGCTTGAATAGTACTTTGTGCAGGCCCTGATCCTCCTAAAGGGCGCATTTGCGTTTTATTATAAAAAAAATCAAAAAACATCCTATATTCACCTCATCCTGTCAATATTTTGTCTTCCATCTTTTATACTATGAATATTTAATTACAATGGATAATACATGACACTTTTCACCTTATAACTCTTGGATCTCTTTCTATTCAAATAAAGATTTTGTATTACTTAATGAGTCACATCACTAATCTCAGCTGTTATCCAATCCGTATCAACATCTTCAATTGGTGGCATTTCTCCCAAGCGCTCAAATGCTATCTTTTTCTTTTTTGCAAGTGATTCATCTAAATTGCTTTGTCTCTCAAGGATTCGCCTTAAACCTTCACCAGCTTTTGCTAAAACCCTCATTGTATCTTCCTTAGTACTTGTTGCCATCAAAATCCTCGAATCAATCGGAATGCTTATAGCATGGATACCTGATGTTACTTCCGAAATATTGATAGAATCACTTAATGGAATAGCACAAAAACGATATTTCCCCACTTTAATTTCATGACCAACTGCAGGTAACCATTCATCAAACGCTAGATAAAAACGTTGAGCTTGCTCATTTACCTTGATTTCCATTTCTTTTCCCTCCAAAATAAAAATTTTGTTTAGTTTTATAACATCTCATTTGTTTAATATTTCAATTTATTAACAACAAAACATTTAATAATGTTAAAATATAGAAGTAGTTCATTTTATTACTAGGAGGGATCTCCATGTCCATGGGAACCTGGGTCGCAATTTTTATTGCTATATTTTGCGGAGTTATTTCTTCTAATAGCAAGTTGAAAAACTCCCGTAATAAAAATGGATAAACACCCCGCTGAAATGCTAGATATTTAGCATTTCAGCTACTAATCTATCCCAAATAACTATTTTGTTAAAAACTTCTCACCTTTTATTTGGACAAGCATATGATATACTATCACTCTCATAGAGTTCTCCTTTTTTCAAGAGTACATATTTGATATGTACTCTTTTTTCATTCGCCTTTACGAATAATCTTTTTTTACATTACACATACTATCTATGAGTCAGCTTCCCATGGCTACACTCCAGACTGTTTAGGCACACGGCAGGTAACTTAGTCAATTACCTGCCATTTTCTATTCAAATAACTATTTTGTTATATTCCTTGCACCTTTAAATAAGGAAAGCATTCTACTTTCCATACGGCTTATGCTTGAGTGCTAGAAGAAATCCTAGCCTTTTTTTATTTCTCTCATATTAGTTGGACCTTTCCATTTCCCTTCACGTTCCCACTTCTTCTTGAGCTTTCCAACGTAAGTAAAACTGCGTTCATACATAATGCTGATTTCCGTATCTGGAATACCTTGTATATTCAAACCTCTTACAATTTCAGGGGTTAATCCAATTGGCGCTCTCTTTCTCGGTCCACCGTTCTTTTTCGGCTGTGTATCCAAGTATCTACCCAACTGGCGTAATTCTTCACCAGTCGGGCATGCTTTACATTCATTCACACTAAAACTTTCATTGGATGTACGGTTGTAATAACAACATCTGCATTTCTGTTCAATAATGTCACCAATTTGGTATGTGAGCTCTTTTCGTTCTTCCTTTGTCAGTTTCATACCATCCACCTATAAGACTGCCTTGAGCGCTATACCGAGCGCTTGTGATCTACCTTGTAACTCAAGACGGTGTTCACGTTCTTTCGCAACTGTTTCTTCGGCAGCACGTATGTTGATATGTATTTTTCGAAGGTCATGCTCTAATTCATGATTCTTTTCTGTAACTGCGTTGAATTCGTTTAGTAATGAATTGTAATCTTCCTCGCGAGCTTGCGATTGTTGCTTCATGCTTTCAAATGCATCTTCCGCTTCAAAACGTGCTTTTGTTTCTTCAATGAGACCTTGCTCTAGTTTTTCTTTTATATCATTTAATTCTCCGTACAGTTTCGATACTTCACTTAGCTCTTTTCGAAGGGTATCTTTTTCATCAAGAACGTCATTTAATCGCTCTTTCCAAAATGCATCTAACTCTTCTACTCTCTCGATATGCTCAGCAACTACAGGTTTTAATTTTGGCAGTTCAGATTTCGTTTTCTCGTCATTTTGAGGTTGTGTTGATGGTTTTGTATACTGAGGATTCTTAGGTGCGCCTACACGCTTATCAGGCGTTGCATTTGTTTCACGTCTTTTTGCAACGTAATAATATAAATCCCCTTCGGTCACGCCAAATTCTGCCGCGATATTTCCCCAAGTCCATTTCTTTTCATCAGCAGCACGTAATTTTTCAGCAGTCGCACAAATTTGATCCCAGTTTTTTTGTTCAGCCATATGTTCCGTTCTCCCCTCAAGTAGGTTCTCACCTAAGCTTTTTAGATTTTTACCGATTTCACAGTTCTCTGAACACCAACGCGCTATCGCATAATTGTTTCCAATCGATTTAGCAACCGTTTTACACGCTTTGCAGTGATTATCTTGTAAATTTAGAATCCTAAGTCGGACCTGCCGTTTCTCCTTTTTGTTCAATCCATCACCCCATATGAGATTGAAAGGGAGATAGTACAACGAAATTGTCATACTACCAACCTGTATTTATTAGTCTTCTAATGTTTCATCAAAAGGCTTGTCCTCATCAGAGACTTCAAATCCATCAGAAGATTCCGATTTTTCCACTTGTACTTGCTCTTCTTCCGTGACAACCGTTTCTTCTGTCTCTGTTTCTTCCTTCGGTTTCTCTTCTGCTTTTGGCTGCTCTGCTACATGTGGATGTTTCTCTTTCCATTCGTGCCATTTAATTGCCATTGGTGCGATACGAGCGCGGTAATCATCTATCATTTCAATCAGCTTCACGTTAGAAATTTTCAGCTCATTTGCTAACTTTAGATATGACTCTCCTTCGAGTTTTCGTTTTACAATGTAAGCAAAATCATGCGGTAAATCATCTAAACCTGGAGCGAGCCCGCTGATGATAAACGCATCTACAATTTCACGATCCGCTTGCTCTTTCTCTTCACGAGTTGGAATTTTCTCTTCTGGAATATCGAAATCAGCTTCTAACTGTTCAAATGATGCCTTTACTTCTTTCACAAACCCTTTGTCATCAACCTCATACTGCGTTACTGGTTCGTTCGTTTTTGCGTTAACAGTAACGTTGAAATTAACCTGCATGGATTCCAGCGAGATAAATACTTTTGTATCGATCATTTCGGAAAGTACATCCAACTTACCGCGCAATGATGAATCCGTTACTTCCAAAACGATTTCTTTCTTCCCATCAGGTTTAAGATTTACTTTCTTTAAAGTTGGTTTGAATTCGATATATGACATATGATCCGCTCCCTTTATTTAGCCTTTTTTAGTTTTTTCTCTTCACGTTTTAATTTGTTGTACTCATCTAGTGTGATGAATCCGCCATATTTGATAACATGCTTTAAAAGAATGAGTTGTAAGTGTGGATATTTATATTCGAACATCTTCTTTTTCACCGCGAATGTTTCCGTCACCATACCCTTTATGTCCACGACTTCTACATCACCATTTGGCAAATAAACCATGAAGTCTGCGATATATGTAATTGCCTTAAAACTTTTACCGTTCTTTGTAAACGCTGGTTGCAAGGTGAACCTTGGTTGTAATTCGAAGCTTTTAATTTCACCTGCAGCTTGGCGAACCTTTAAACCAGAATAATAATCCGATTCAGCCTTACTATCGAATACATGGCCGTCTAGCTCAGCTTTTTTATTGTTATATTTACTCATAACTTTTCTCTTTCGCTTCACTAATTAACTGAGTGATTTCATATACAGCATTTTGTGCACATTCCATGTTTCTTCACCCCTTGAATATTTTTCAAAAATCAATACATACTATTTTCAAGCCGCTTAATCCACGGCTGGTACTTCCTTCTTTTACAGTAAGAGGCAGATTGGTTCATCACTTTTCTAATTCTTACTGTATATTTTTAAAAATATCGAAAATAATATCAACAAGCTGTTCGAACTAGCAGCTTCACTCTTCTCGCAATGGGAATGCAATTTATCACAATTAGCTAACTCATTCGACTAACTGGCAGACAACCGAAAATGTTGTCTGCTTTTTGTATGGAATTTTTCATTTTACATATACTACTTTTGAGCCTGTTGCCAATGCAAGCCATTTGGTGTTTTGAATTCCGACTAAGCTTTTTGTTGCATAGATTATTACATCTTTGACAACACTGTTTTAAAGCGCGTTTTCTGGTTATTCGTAGTTCTAATCCAGAATAATTTTTCTCCTATAAAGGACGGCAGGTACGACTGCTCGTCCTTTTTTACTTATACCGCATACTCTCCCTTCTGATAATTTCGAACCACATTGCCCTCATCATCGTAGTAAGCAATTTCCCAATAAGGATGGCAGTTGTGCTTTTCAATTTCTCCATCGAACAAAACAAACAGATTAGTTTTCCAGTTCCCAACGATCGTACCCCACATGCCAGCTACGTTTACTCGCATACCCATGTAAGCAAAATGTAGGTTTCTAAAGTTTTGCATTTTCTTAAACGCTTGTTCTGTGCTGTACATCCGCTTGATATCAAAAACCCCTTCGTTCTCACACTTTACAAACTTCATGAATTCAGCCATTGGCATCGTTAGAAGCTTTGTTCTGAACTTTTTCCAGTACAGAAATCTTGCCTTTCCTTCAGTTTCCGCTACCACATATTCTTCATTCGGCCATTGTTCGAAAATGGTAGTGAGTTTGAATTTGTAAAGAACCACCATCCTTTCATCTCCCCCTTAATTTGCAATCAACTGGTGGAACAGTTCTTTATTTCTTGTGTCTAGTGCATGATTAATGAGTTGGTATTTTATTAACTTTTCAATTTCATCATGATCTTCTCCGTCGATATGCGTTTCAAGCGAGCACTCATCATCTTCAAGTACTTCCATGTACAAAGGTTCCTTGTATTTACCTTTAAAATTGATTTGAATATATATCGGTGCATCATTCACATTGAAATGATGATATGCTGACATTCCATCTGTAATAGTTAAATTTGGTTTATAAAACGCGAACAGTTGACCTTCTGAAAACTCTGCAGAAATTTCAATTCCATACGGATACTTCTTTGCATTTTCAACAAAGTGGATTCTAGTTACAAACCTTAAATGTTTATGAAATGTGTAGATAAATGGAAAGCCCTCGTGTCTTCTGGGCAAGATATGGTTTAAAACAAATTGCATAAACTCACGCTTTTTCTCAACCGACACGTTGCTCATGCAGTAACCCCCTTTTCCATCCTTCAAATTTTTGTATCCAAGCATCCCATTGTTCTTGGTATGAAGCTTCCTGCTGCTTTGCTACCTCACAATTACAACCCTCAATCGTTATCATCCCAGGATAAATTTCTTTATGAACTACGCCAGTGTTACTGCATGTCATGCACATTTTCTTCACTCCTTTTCACGATAATCTTCGCCTTCAATTTCGACGATGTAATGCTTGCTCATGCCTTGTAATCGACTATTTGCTGCAAAACCAATTTTTTCTCCTAATGTTTCATTATCTTCATTAGAACTGTATAAAATAGGCATATTATGTCGATACCGATAATCAATAATTTGATAGTAGAGATTCTCTTTTGCTTCTGACCATTTTGATTTCCCTAAATCATCCCAAATGAGAACCTCTACTTTTTTTGCATGATCCATCAGGCGATTAAATTCTTTTTTATCATCATTCATCATCTTGGCTGCAATGAGATCATCCATAAAAGTTCCGTCTGATATTAGCAGCACGCTATATCCTTGATTCATAAGATACTTCGCTGCAGCTACTTGAAGATGCGTTTTACCAAGTCCAAAACTGTTATGTTCTCTCTTTGCTTGCGCTTGCTTTGCTAGCTCTAATTGCTTAATTCGTAACTCACCAAATGTTGCAACAAAACCTAAACTATTTTGTTTTGTCCCTTTGATTTGTTTAAAGTAATGCAGATACTCCACCATCATTTTGTAAAGAAGCTTTTGTTGCTCTGTTTCCCGCTTGTAAGAATCAAAACGGGCATTTGTAAATTCTTCGGGAATCATTGCGTTTTTTAACCTACGCTCTAATACTCGTTGCGCTTTGCATTCACAATCTTTTTGCATAGACACTCTCATACCGAATTGATTAACTTCTTCGTAAAAAATCACTTCTGAATCCTGACATTTTAAACATCTATACTCGTTTGATGTAGTTGGGTCTATTGCGTTCTCTGCTTGCAATTTCTTCCTCATAGCTTCTGCCCGTACTAAAACCTTTGCCAGCGCGTCCCCTACGTGTTGCATTCTCTACACCACCTCTTTGATTTTTATAATCCTCATCAAGCTTGATTACATCTGCCAATGTTTTCACGTTGCTTTTTTGCCAGTTGAATAAAATACCGCTAATGTATTTCCATCGTTTCGCGTTCTGATCAACCGCCCTATCAACAGCTTCCATAATGATTTGGCTACCTAATACATCACTAAACTCTCCCAAATCCTGCATTGCCGTTTCACTTAATGGAATGTTGTTCTGTAAAAGGTAGTTATAACTTTTTTGAAATTCTTCATCTATCAAAGGATGCTTATCTACATCATCATTAGTTAGTTTAGTACTTGGTATATCAGTACTTAGTAAATCATTAGTATTTAGTAGTTGGCCTTTTTCCACTGAGTGGTTTTCCATACGTGTGGTTTTCCAGTCAATGGTTTTACCACTAGGTGGTTTTTCCATAGGATGGTTTTCCTTATCTATGGTCGGTACTTCATAAACAGCAGTTTCCCAATGTGATATTTTTCCTGTCTCTGAATCTTGAACTGGATAACGTTTCAAATATCCTGCAGCCTTTAATTCTTTGAGAGTACTTGTTGTTATTTTTTCGCTATCTTTGGCATGTTGACTTAGCTCTGTTGCATGAAAAGTCCAATCATCAGGTAAAGAAAGCATGTATGCTAATAATCCTTTTGCTCGCCAACTCAGATTTTCATCACGTAAAGGCGTGTTGTGTATCACCGAGTAATTTGTATCCTTCTTAACTCGAAAGATGCCCATCTTATGACCCCCTTGTGCAAATCGCGATGTAAGACTCATTTTCCTTAATGACTTTCTCTATTCGATAACCTGGATAACCAGTTTGTATATAACATGCAATCGACTGTTTTAATTCATCTTTTGATTGTGCTCTCTCCCACAATTTGCGAGAGAGTAGCACCTTTGATTTGTTACTCACCTTCAATCACGAATTCTGCCTGTCCATTCCCTTCAGCTGATTGATCCACTTCAATTGGATCTGCTTCTATGAATTCTGGTTCTTCCGTGATATCTTTTCGAACCACTTCGTCATGCTGGGCTTGTGACTGAACTTCAATGCTAATTGGCAAGTATTTAAACATGTAACGAACCACTGTTTTCTTCGCCATTTCCTCATAATCTGTTTTCCACGGGCTATAGTTCGAATTTGCTGAAGCTGAACGCCCTCTTCTTTTTTCAATTTCACTCTTTGGCATAAATTCCATTTGATGCCCACCATCTTTGAAATGTGCGACTGCATACGCTCCAATAAACTCACCACGATCACCAAATGACGGTTTGTGCTTCAGTTGAGGGTGTAAACCTAACTCGTATTCAAACTCATCATTTTCATAAACTGCATGTGCATAGATGCTTTGAATGTGACCAGAACGTCTTGCTAAATCAATCATGCCTTTATATCCGATAATGAAAGTCGCTTCACTCTTATATGGTAAGATGTAGCAATGCCCTAACAATCCTGGCTCCAACCCTAATTGTACGGCTTGCATAACAGCTCCCATAAGCGATGGTACTTTGCATTCAAGTAGCTTTGGATTTGTACGAATCGTTGTTAATGCAATTCGGCTCATCCGATCCATACTCATGTGTTTCGGTAACACTTCCGCAAAACGTGGAGCCATTTTCTTCATATACGCTTCTACTGTTTGTTCAGGTGTTACTGGTGTGCTTACCTTACGATTTGCTAATTGATTTTTTACATCTTTGTTAGTTGCCATTGTTTATTTCCTCCCTTATTTAACTGTGAATTTTCTTGATTTAGATTCTTTAACATACTGCTCAAATAAATCTGGGTGTTCCGCTTTGAATCGCTTGCTATCAAACCGATTAGTTGTATATGACTTCCAATAAATCTTGTAGTTCTCAGTTCCACCAACTTCATTGGTACCGAGTTTTGCTTTGATTTTGTTTTCGTACTCTACCTTTTGTTCTTGCAGGACTTTAATTTCTCGGTCCACTTGATCACGCGCTTCAATGAGAAGTTCTTCTTGCTTACCTAAACTTACAAAGCTATCTGTAATGGATTCTGGATATAAATGTTTAAGTAATTCTGTTGATGAATCCGAACCGTCAAACATCGGTGGCTCGTTCTTCTTAACGTTGTTGAGCCAGAAGTCTTTTTCAATATCGATAAGGTACTGGATCAATTCCTCATCGCGTTCGATTTTTTTATGAACAAATTTGTTGCCACCGATGAGTACCGCAATCCACCATGCTTCATAGCCAGTTACGGCCATATAATGTTGACACTGTAAGAGATAAGCAGCTGGAACTTCCTCATCTTCCCACTCTTTTTTTAAATATTCCGACGACGTTTTGCATTCAAGTCCAACTTTTTCACCAACAATTAATCGATCCACATTCGCTAACATCCACGGATATTCAGGGTGTTGAAGAATGGCATTTCTGCGTTGAACCTTTAAATCTGTGCGTTTTGCAAATTCTTTTGCCACTACTTCTTCTAAAACGTTGCCGAAGTATGCAGCTTCACTTTGTATATCTTCCTTTTCAATCGCTTGTGTTTTTTCAAGGAATACTTGCACTGCTGATTTCCATTTATTTAAACCTGCTATTGCAGAAACATCTGAGCCGCCAATACCTTGTGTACGTGCTTGCAACCACTGATCGTGGTCCATATTGAGTGTATTTACCAATACTTTTGCTTGCATGTTCTATTCACTCGCTTTCTGTGATATACTAGCCCTAACTTATCTTTTTAAAGGGACCTCCTGCTGCTACAGGTGGTCTTTTTCATGCATATCTCCAAATAAAGCCTTTGGATGTTCTTCTCTTTCCTTTACATACATTCGCTATGTGAACAGGGCTGATACCGATAAATCTCGCTGCAGCCTTTGTTGATTTAAATTTCCTAAGTACTTGAAGCGTATGTTGATCTATTTGCTCGACAGGTTTGGATGTCTTTGACTTTAGATCTTTCGCATAATCTTTCGGCAATAAATACTTATAAGCATGCTTCATGTTCTCTGAATTTGTAACCCATTCCAAATTGGAAATTGTGTTATTACTTCTATTTCCGTCCTTATGATTCACGTGGCTTTTTCCATCTGGATTTTCAATAAAAGCTTCTGTAACCAATCTGTGAACATAGAATTTTTGAGCTTTCCCATTAAGATGCAATTGCACCTTTTTATAGCCTTGACTACAAAATTGCTTGCGGTACTTCTCTTTTTTGAACTTGATTGACTTTACATTTCCTGTGCTTGAAATTTCGTAATGCCCCTCGTAACCTGTTACAGACTTCCAGGTTTCTTTCATGTCATAACCACCTCTTATTCCCTTGCGGTTTTCTTCTCAAATCCAAGCTGCGTAATCATGTAATCCATGATGTTATCCTTTAGGACCACTTCGCCATCTGGTGCGATTAAAAACTCATCACCTGGCAGAATTTCATTACCTAATGCATCTTCAACTGGATAGTCTATCATCTGTTCTTGCGGATCTGCTTTACCGTAGCCGTTGTGCATCGCCATCGGGTTATCTAGCATCGTGCTCACCTCCTTTAATGTAGGATTTTCCTCCTTTCTGTCGAATTAGTTAGACGAAAGGAGGTGTTTGTATGAAACCAAATACTATAAATATTCGCGTTGATTTAGATGATATTTTCAAACTATCTCATCATGAAATTGTTGACCGTGTTTTAAAATACGTCCATGAACAATCGCGCCAGTATAATGATTTAACTCCAGAGAGCAGTCTAGAAATGGTTATAAAAGAAGCGACAAAAGCTTACGAAGATAACTTAAGAAAACATATGCATGAACGATATAGTGCTACTATTTCTGGTCAAGTTGAAGTACAACGTTAGATTCACAAATTTGCTTATTATTTAATAGAATTTTCACTTCTACAACAGTCTCTGTTACCGCAGGTGCTGGAATTACTTTGGTTTTGTTGTTCATTTCCATTTAAATCACCTCCTCGCAAAGAGTAATGCAATGTGCTCTTTCTACCACACTTGCATCAACGCCCTGACTTCTTAACCGTCGGATAATTCCTAAGATGTTTTTACGATCCTTTTCACGTTCCACATCGTGCTTTTCTTTCGCTCGATACAGTGCTGCAAGTTCTCGTCTAGCTGACCTTGCTTCCTTAATCCATGTACAAAGTGCAATTGGATCCTGTTGCTTTAATGCTTCGATTTGCATTTGATTACAATATTTTAAGAACTCATCTAACACCTGTTTCTTTTGCATGTCCTTTTGTAAAACTGGTGCTGTTATGCTCATACTGTTTTCTCCTTTCGTAACTGTTCATTTTCTTGCTTTAGCTGTTCGTTCTCGTTGATAAGCTTTTCAAATGTATCGAATAGCGCTACGCCACCCACGAATGAAACGATAACCACCGCTGTAACCAAAAGGCTGAATGTACTTTCAACCAACGTTTGGTTCCTCCTTTTGGGCTTCTAGCCATGCTTCCAAATCTTTTTGTAAGAAGAGTAATTTGCGCCCTTCTCGTATAACCGGAAACTTCGGATGACTTGCCAACTCATACATTCTACAAACCGCGATGTTAAGGTAAGCTGCCGCTTCTTTTACTCGCATTACTTTGTTTGGTTGTGATTGTTGATGTAAATCAGCTAATGCTGATCTGATTTCTTCACGAACAACTTCACGGATTGACTCTTTAATGATTTGATCTAACCCCATTTTGTTTTGCTCCCTTCTATTTAACTTAACCAACCTTAACTTAACTATAAGTTAAGTCAAGGGCAAAAAATTTTAATTGCTTCTAGTTTCACTTTTAAGAAATCAGCAATTTTTACAATTAAGTCATAATAAGGACGGCGTTTGCCGTTTTCTATGTACCAATAGTACACTTCCGTAATACCAACGGCCTCAGCTACTTCCTTACATGTATATCCCTGTTCTACACGTAGCTGTTTTAGAGTTTTCATATGCAACTCCTCTCTTCCGTTTTTGTTGTTAATTACATATTAACTTAACCTTAAGTTAAGTTCAAGTGTTTTATAAAACTTTTTTCAAAAACTTTACCTTTCCACTTAACTGATAGTTAATATATAATGACAGTGTAGCAAAGTGCCGTGTGTCACACTATAACAGTGGTAAAGAAGAAATAACTTCATATAAAATAGATAAAATAAACTTGGGGTGTTTTAATTATGTTTAGTCATGAAAGGTTAAAGTTGTTAATTGAAAAAAGAGGGATTACTCAACAACAATTAGCTGATGCAATTGGTGTTAGTCATGTTTCTGTTTATAACTACGTTGAAGGAAAAAAATCACCAGGTACACGTACACTTCAAAAAATAGCTAATCATTTAAATGTTACTACTGATTATCTACTTGGGTTATCTGATTCGCCAGATTTAACAGCAGACCAAGATCTACAACTTACAAAAGAAGCTCAAGAAATTCTTCAAATCATAAATGATCTACCTGAAGAACAACGAAAAAAAGCATTAGAACAACTAGAAATGTTTGTGAGTTACGAAAAAGCTAAAGGGAATATTTAATGAAAAAAGACTATCCGAAAAAATTAGATAGTCTTTTTTAAATTACTTTGTCTCTTTCATGTCCACTTAAACAGATAGATAATAATATTTCTTTTGGGTTATCTTCTTCTTGCAGAAGTAAAAGCGCTTTTTTTATCAGATTAACTTCCCCATCTTTACTTTTCATCTTCTCTTATCCCCTTATCATTTTTGTTATTTTTTTACATAAATTTCTTTTTTGTTCATAAACCTAAAAAGGAAATCTTACTTAAAACTACAAATGACACCGTCAATTAAGACGATGTCATTTTAAATTTATATATGTAAACCTATATTTTGTATCTTACCAACCGCCACCAGGATCAACCATCATTTGCTGAACTACTGGTTTTGAGTCATTTGTACTAGGCTTTTCTTTCGCAGAATCAGTGTTAACAACTAGTGTAATTGCTAATAATAGTACAGGAATAATTGTAATTAATTTTTTCATCTAATCACCTCTTTCCGATGCTAATTATAACAAATATTCAAATTAAACCCAAGTGAATTTTCGGTAAATTCGAATAAAATATATTTCCTGATTTTTGACACATTAGAAGAGATTGTTTCATTAACTCTTCTCTTTTAGCTCCCTCATATGTTAAAGCTAAATAAGCGGTCTGTATGTCTGTTAATTCACCTGTAGAACTTTTTATTTGATTTAATATTTCCCTCGCTCCTATTGTATTACCTTGTTTAATCATTAAATATGCCAGCTCACTTGGATGTACAACATCTGTATCACTAATTTCTTTGTCATGGTGAATCTTTAAAAATGATAATGTATGTTGCACCATTTCTTTCTTCTTCTCTACAGCTTCAACTTTTCTATCACCAATCACTTGTAATGTTTTCTCTAGGTAATATTTTGAGTTCTCATATTCACCTACTGAGAAAACATACGATTCACCTAGCTTTAAGTACGCATTTACTTTTGGAAAAGAAAAATAGTTATCCCACTCAAGATCATCTATTAATTTAATACAAACGTTTCTTGCTTCATCTACTTCTCCTCCTTGCAATGAAGTAACAGCAATCGCTTCTCTGTAACGTAATTTGAAGCACTCACGAAGATATTTATTACTAATTTTATCAATTTTAGTTTCTATTGATTTCAGACGCTCATTTAAAGTCGTATAATTTCCTGTTTGATATTGCGCTTGACATAATAAAATTTCAGTTAACAATTCCATCTCAATTGTTTTCACTGATTTACTTGCTATATGCAACGCTTTATAATATAGTTTGGCATTCAACTCACCGATATATCGTTTATAAATAATCAGATACACACTAGCAAATTCTTTATTTTCAGACACCTTAGACTGTAATTCACTATTTATTACTTCAATCAAAAGATTGAACTTACCTCTTAAAGCTAAGTCCTCCATCGCTTCACGTAAATTCTCTGATTTCGGATTTGTGACATCAATATAATCCTTTAATATATTCCCTTGTACCTGTATGCCTTTATTTAATAGAATAATTGTTTTAGAAAGAAAACCAAAACTAATATCTGTGTTACCTTTAAATACTTTTGTAACAGTACTTGGCTTAACACCCCAATGATCTGCTAGTTTATTTTTTCTTATACCAGCTACGCATAATTCTTTTTCAATTTGACCTAGAGCTTTCCACATGCTTTGTCCCCCTTATTGGAACAAGACACACTTCCCTATCATGAACACGCACCTTAATGCTGAATTACATCAAAAAGCTGTGTTATAACTAGCCGTATACGTTACGAAAACTCGTAAACGAAAGGCTCATGGCAAATGTTTTCCCTACTTCAATTAGGGCTAAACGGTGTAAACGTGTTCCCAGCATATTTACACACACTATGGGTCTTTTTTGTTCCGTTTGATTTCTTAAAATCAGTTTATCACAAGATTAAGAATCTTCATTCCACTTAAAGTCAATTCATGTTGAGAAAGTTTTTTCTAATAGTCAATGTCTCAACACTATTAGCAAGTATATAAATTATGAACTATACTCTGTCAGTAAACGTCAAACATTTGCCGTTTACAATTTGTAAAAAAATCTTTGAGCATAGATCTTAACATTATATATAAGGACGCTGTCTTAGGAGTTATAACTGTAGGAATTGATTTGAAAGACAACGTTCAAGATTGGTTACTTAAAAAAATGAAAAATAAATTTCTGTAAATCAAAAGCACAGTAGCATTAAGCACTGTGCTTTTTTATCTCTTTATATCCCCGTTCCTGACTCTAAGATTGTTTTCCAGCCACCAGGATCAGTGATTTTATGTCCACCCGGGTCTTTTGTGAATTCTCCCATGTTCTTCCCTCTCTCCAAGGATAAAATAAAGCATAAAATTATTCAGCTAAAAAAACACCACTATATGGAGTTCTCATAACATTGATCCATTTTCTTAATGTTTCTCTATTAGCTTGAGTAATCGGATAACCTCTACCTGTACAAACTTTTTCTGCACCTGGTGAAAGCGAACTGGTTGTTACAATCAAACCAGATTCAGCACCATACTCTTGCATATCTGCCCATAGAGATTTCACTACCATTTTTTCAATTTTTGTTTTGTGTCTCTTACATTGAATTAGAATCGTTGCTGGTCCTGGTTTATCACTTTCTTTTAGCCAAACTCGTGCATCTATTCCATCATCATCTCTTCCTTCACCTATTTCAACATAATATCCATGTTTTTCAAAAAATTCACATGTTAGAGCTTCGAATTTCCTCCAGTTTATCTCACCCATTGAATCAAAGTTATGACTTAAATAGTCAATATATCGTTGATCAAAGAATTTCCCATAATTAGTTTCTAAAGATTCACTTTCAAATAACCCTCTTAATTCTGCCACATCCTTCCAATTAACTTGTCTAGTCCATCCCCATGGACTTTTATGTAACCTCAAATTAATAGCTTTTATTATCTCTATCCCCATATATGCTCCTGCAATGCCATATTTCTTTTTTGCAGTTTCTAAAAAAATTGTAGGATCGATTACCGCCTTGTTTACTACTTTTGCTGTATTCATTGTTTTCTTTTGAAATTCTATAAATAATCGAATTAAATCCGAATACATTTTGGAGGTTTCAGGATTATTTGAATACTTCCTAGACAGTAAAATTGTAGGAGATACATTACTAGGATTTTCAGTATTTCCTACCTTATATAATAAATAACTAATTAGCTCTTCATATATTTCTGATCTAATTCTAATTACTTGTTGGTCTTCTCCAAACCAAAAATCATGAAATTTTTCAGGTATAATCTCTCCAAATTCCTCACGATTTAAAGCTAACCCTGATTTGTATCCCACTATTTCACTGGTTCTCCCAATTAGCTGACTTCTGTTGGTCCATATTGCTCCCATAAAAGCTCCCCCTTACTTAACCAATTACTCATCTCACAATATTAAAATAAATACTTCTTTATCTTTTTATTATAATTATATAAATATTGTAGCTCATCTATCCTATATTTGTAAATTTCCTTTACATAAATTAAGCTGAAATGCTATCATTTCTTATACCACTTATCATAATTTTGTCTAGAAAACAATTATTTCTAGATGAAAAATACTGCAATAATCTTTTCATCCTAATTCCCCTTTAAAATCCTTTACATTTCCGTTAATCATATCGCTAATTTTTTTGTCTATTGTAAACATTAAACCGACAGCATCTGACAATCATATCCTATAACTGAATTTGTTCATATATGGTAAAATGTATCCATCGCTGATATGTCCACCTTTGTAATTTTTATAACAGCAAAATTACAACTAGACTTATACAACATGATTCAAAACAAAATGAAGGAGTGTTTTAAGTGAAAGGACATATTCGAAAAAGAGGAAATAAATATTGCATCGTTATTGATATCGGCCCTGATCCAGAGACAGGAAAAAGAAGACAGAAGTGGTTTTCTGGATATAAGACAAAAAAAGAAGCACAGGCTGATGTTGCGAAGAAGATTACAGAATTAAATGAAGGAACTTTTATAGAGCCGTCAAAAGTTACATTAAAGGAGTATCTAAAACATTGGCTAGAAATTAAAAGTATGAGTATAGAAAGAAGTACTTTTGTTGGTTATAGGGCATTTATCAACCAACATGTTATACCTAGTATGGGAATGGTCACACTCCATAAATTAAATGTTATGCACATTCAAAAATGCTATAAAACTGCGATAGATAAAGGTATTGCAAACAATTCTATTCTGCTTATGCATAGAATATTAAAGAGCGCTTTAAATCTAGCTGTAAAACAAAATATTATTTCTCGAAATCCAGCTGCTTTTGCTGAGATACCGAAAAAAGAAAAAACCTCTATCCAGACTTGGACAGAAGACGAAGTAAAAAAGTTTCTTTTGCATTCACAAGAATCACGATATCACATTGGGTATCTACTTGCAATAACTACAGGTATGCGTCTGGGAGAAGTTCTAGGGTTACGATGGCAGGACATTGATTTTGAAAAACATACAGTTACAATAAATCAAACATCTGGTCATGACAATAAAATCAAAAAAACTGCAAAAACAAATTCATCAAAACGCACAATTCCTGTACCTAATGAAACAATAGTAGCCTTAAAAAAACATAAGATTTTAATTAATAAAGAGAAATTAAGGTTTGGTTCTGCTTATCTAGATCAAGATTTAATAAATTGTAATGAGTTTGGAAGAATCATAAAAAGAGCACATTTCAGAAAAAGTTTCATTAGGGCGACACACAAAGTAGGTATAAAAGAAATTAAATTCCATGATTTAAGACATACACACGCAACTATACTATTGAAACAAGGAGTTAACCCTAAAATCATTAGTGAGAGATTAGGTCATACAGATATTTCAATGACATTAAGTGTCTATTCTCATGTTTTACCGAATATGCAGGAAGAAGCCGTTAAAAACTTCGGTAAAAGTATCTTTGGATAACCTATGTTTGCAAAATGTTTGCATTTTATCAAAAAAAGTCAAACAAACGTTGTCATATCAAGGTTTGTTTGACCTATAATCTTATATTCTTGATAAAATCTCCGAATCCCTATTGAAATATTTAATAATGGAGCGTTCTCACCACCGCGGGTTATGCATTGAAATCGATATACATAGGAGAAAAAATCTTGTGTTTTTTCATCTTTTATCGGCTCTGACATCGCCTCACAAATATTTTGTGATCTAAGAGGAGAAAAATAGAATTCTTCTTCATTTGTATTTTCTAAATATATAGGACGCTCACAAAAAATATGTGAGATTAAAGCGGGTATCCACTTAGAATACGTTTCATTATCATGTAGTACTGGCAAATTAGAAATCAAATCGGATTGCCATTCATATTTTGGTGGTTCTACTAATCTATTTGGCTTCCAATCATGAATAATCTCATACCAACTTTGAAAAATATAATCGAGCTGCTCTTGTTTAATAGGTTCTTTTGATACAATCCATGGTGTATTTTCATTTAATACGTACGGATTATGCTGAATAAACAATATATCTGAAAACATATCATACAATCTTTCATTCAAACGTTTCAACTTACTCGTTAATAAAAATGTCTTATAATGTATCTCTACGATGTCCAGCCATTCAATAGGAAAGTATATAAATGATACCTTTTCATTTAAAAGGGGTTCTACTATATTTTCAAATGTTAGCAGCCTTAATTTTTTCATAAAATGATTCCTTCCTTTCTTCAGTTGTCTTGATTATCAAAAAGCTAGAACAATAGTTACTTAATCTAATCCATTTAAATCAAGTATTTAAAAGAAAAGTAAAAACTATTTATCTGAATAAAACATTATCAAATCGACTCTTTTAACAATTAAAAGTAATTATCATATACAGCACCTCATTATATTTATATTTTAATACATTTAAATTATACAATTTATATAATGTATTGTACTTATCATTTACAAAAAATTTACAAAAAACTAAAAAAGAACACCTTAAATCGGCGCTCTCTTTACAAATATTAAGCGTTATGTAATTGAACATATAGATAACAGTAATCCTCCAAATGAAATTGTTCCTAGTAAACCTACTACAAATCCTGTTAAACAAATACAATCAGCAAGACAAATAGAAGACTGCGATAATGGAACGAATGACCTACTTGTACCCGAACCATATTGTTTTATCTTCTCATAATTCATATCTAACATTAAATGTAGACATGTTACACCATCCTCAATAGTATGTACAGATTCTTTTTCTAATCGCTCCAATAATTTACTATCAAAAGCAACTACTAGAGGGTACTGCTTATCCGATTTCATATTTTGATAAATTAGTTGCAAACGAGATAATATATTATTTTTCTTCTTTTCAGATGTTACTGTACATTTCATATTATTAAATTCATTTAATAACAGTGATAATTCATCTCTTTTTCCGTATAAATCTTTAGCTATTTTTCTCTTTAGTTTATACGAATGGAAAATAGATTTTAGTTCAACCATATTCATACACTTCCTAATTACATAGTATTTACCCTATTATTTTGTAGATAAACAGTACTTTTTAATCTTATTTAAAATACACTTAAGCAACTTATTTTACTATCGATTAACATTACATTAACCTTACACGGTTGTAATAAAATCATTAGCTATAAGGAAGCAATGCCCAAACTAGACAGATATTTAATGATAAAACCATAAGAAAAAAACAATGATTAGATTTTAAATCTAGTCATTGCTTTATCCATCACATCTTGATTACATCTATATATCTTATTGTTACTCTTTCACTTGAATGATTGAATATATCCATTAATAATGGCTATATTCTTTGTCGGCACGTACATATAACTAATTTTTTTTAATTGATAAAGTGAAACTTTAATCAGCTCTCACCAATCGGGCTTTTATGGGCAGTCCGCCACCTAACTTCTCTTTGCTCTCGCTGAATTTTTTTGGGGATGTTACTGCCCGCAACTAGCAAGATAGATGTTATCAATATTCATACGTTACAATAGTACCGGTAGTATCAGTAAAACCATCAAAACAGTTAGAGCAACCACCACAGCCTCCACAACCGCCACAGCCTCCGCAACCAAAACAACCGAAGCAACCAATACAACGGAAGCCACCACAACGGAAGCCGCCACAACGACCTCCACCACAACCGCCACAACGACCACAACCGCCACAGCGACGAGCAGCATCTTCAATATAGTAATATGGATATTGGTTTTGCTGGTCCCAATAGACAATATTTCCAGACCGGTAATCATTAAGGCTTAACGCTTGTAGTTCTTGTTGAAACTGATTCATTTTCATAACCTCCGTTTATAAAATACAACCTCATCGATACTTCCCTATATTCCTGTTCGTTACATCTAAGTAGAAATAGCGCTATAAACTAAGTTCAATACGTACACCAACAAAGTATGACTTATCACTAGATGATGCACCTTGTTCATATACCTATTTTTACTATGGGCTCATTTTTATAAAGTGAAACTTTAATCAGTGGGGTTTTGTTCATCCCCTACCTAACTTCTTTGCTTCCGCTGAATTTTGAGGTGGGGGGCTTACTGCCCGGCAAATAGCGGGATAAATAAAAATTAAAAAATATGAATTCTAGCGTCATATCTTCATACTTACTAAGTTCAATTAATTTCTCAACAATTATGATGCCATATCCTATATATTTCTGTCTGCTGCTTAGATTTTTCTGTACTGTAAATGGCTTTCGCTATAACACCTCCAAGTGACCGGTTTCTATGACGGTTAAGAAATTCCAACAAAAAAAAGCCCTAATTAGGGCTTTTCATTCTATTTTTCCAGCAAATCTCTATATGAAATTGCTAATTGAAAAAAGACACATTTAGATTGATGCGTCTTTTTTTGATGCCTCTTTTGTGAAATCATATAAAGCAATTGCGCCTAAAAGAACAAGTATCCCTTGAGGAACATCTAGCAAAATAGTTTTCCAAATTTCTGGAATTACCCATTTAATATCTGCTGCTGTTTCAAGATATGTTTGGAAATAGCTGATTGTAAAATTAATTATCCCTAAAAATACAAACAACGATAAACCAAATCGAATTAATTTCTTATTTGTAAACATATAACACCTCTCAAAATTCAT